TTGAAAAGATTCAAGAGAAATCCTGAAAAATTTGAAGTAATCGACTTATTTACCGCACTAGGTAGAGACAACAGCTACAAATTAGCTGTAAAAGTTGACTCTGACGATTTTATTGAACGCGTAGCAAAATCTCTAAAATCATCATTTGAAAATGAAACTCTAAAACATGGCAAGCGAATTGAAGCGTTATTTGCACAAGTTGCAGGAGCACTAGGTAAATGCTCGATAATAAAACAAGAAGACTCAGGAGCTTTATTTAGCGATAGGGAAGACATCCAAGCCCCCGACTACAGCATAATATTGAAGGATGGGCGGCGTTATTTTGTGGAGGTAAAGAACTGCCATTTCCCGAACTATAAATCCAATTACAGCCTGAATAAAAATTACGTAGAAAAACTAGAGAATTATGCGGCAATGCATGGTGCGGAGCTAAAGTTTGCCATTTATTTTTCCCATTTCAATAAGTGGGTACTTCTTTCAAAAGAATTACTCATAGAGCAGAAAAGAAAATTTGCTATAAACTATCTAATGGCAATGACTCGGAACGAAATGGCGACTCTTGGTGATCGAACGATCTGCGTCCAGCCAGATCTATCAGTAGAGTTAATTGCAGATAGAGAGAAAGATCCGAAAATTTTGGATGATGGACAAGCAAGTTTCATAATCTCAGATGTAAAGTTCTACTGTGCGGGCAAGGAAATATTAAACCAATTAGAAAAAAATATTGCCTTTTACCTTGTGCGCTTTGGTAATTGGATAGAAAGTGATGCAGAAGTAATCCAAGACGGTGAAGACTTTTTAGGCGCCAGATTTATCTACTCTCCAGAAATACCAAATGAAACCCAAGAATGGAATGTTATTGGTGACCTCAGCTCGATGGTAAGCAGGGCCTACAATGAGCACACAGTTTACGAACGGAGCGTCATTGCCCTGGATACTAAGTTTGACCCTGAGGTTTACTCAGTAGAAATACCAGATGGATACAAAGGAGAAGGTTTACCTCTCTTGCAGATGATTATTAAACCAAATACTGATTTCAATGCTTGGTGAGAAATTGGCTGCACCTCGTTACTAAATTGACTTAGCTTTATCAACGCTGCCTGACCACTGTTTGGCTTGATACAGCCTTTCGTTCAGGATAAACGGTTAACGTATCCTGACCTTCCAATGCCATAACACCGCACGTCAAACCAGTCACACCAGGAAGGCTGCTGAAGACATGGGTAGCGTCCCCGAATCCGGCAAATTCAGTTTTTTGAACTGCCACCTCAGAATGTGGAGGGGGCAGAACCTTGAAGTATTTACTAAGCTTTACCTTCAGTCTGGATCATTAGCAAAGGCTACTAATGGACTGGCGAATAATAAAACCAAGGTTCCTCCTCTGCCTTTAATACATCTTTATCGGCCGATTCAATTTTTTGGTTACTAACATATCCGAGGCCCTTTAAGTTCTGCTTTTCCAGAGTGACCAAAATGAAAAATCTAAGCTAGAATCTAAAGGGCGCCACGGCAACCTTTATTACAACGCCCAGATGAGCACTGAATCGATGACCACTTCACCTGATGACAACAGCGCAAACGATAGGATCAACCAGCTTGGATTCGACGGCTTGGTCCGTTTGAAAGCGCAAAAAAAGCGAGATTTGGACAATCTACGAGCGTCGTGGCGGGCACGAACAGAGGCCATGTCACCAGCGGATAGAGAAGCCGAGGGGGAAAGATTCGACAGAGCATTCAGCAAAATTGCATCTCAGTTCGGAAGGAGCCGCCGTCTAGCAATACCCAACGACGAACGCCAAAAAGACCCTGAGTGATCCCATCGACAGCTAAATGAGTTGCCTCACGTCTTAGGGCTGGCTAGTCGCTTACGCATGCTCACTTTGCTTGATCCCGCCCGAGTAACAATTAGAAAATCCCCCTCCTTTACCGATAACAAATCGGCTAGCTCTATTGGCAATTCTAAACTTAGCCCGCTCTGGTCGTTTTCACGCGTCCCACAGCGAATGGTCCAGGTAGATGACTCTTCAACGTACTCATTACGGTGGTGTCGTGGACGATATTCAGCTGAAAGGACAGAATATCCACGTCTTGCAGCCTCTTTAGAACCATCGGAATTATGGATCTCTTCAATGTCTACGTAGAGCATTCCACTTTTCGTAACGTGGATCCCTTTGCCAGAGCCCGATGGAATTTCATCATCTCGCATGACTTTAGCGAGCAACTCAACAAAAATACCTGCGACTTTACGTAGTAATCGAAGCATCGCACGCCCCCACTCTAGAAAGCACCTATGTTTCCAGCATCAAACAAGACTTCTAACTGGTCTGTAGGACTAGGTCGGCCGTGCGAATAGCACATGCCTTGATAGTCAATTTCATAGATATGTCGGGGCATTCCTTTGTCAGACTTGAACCGCAGAATTCGATTCACGACGCATGGTTGATAATTGAAAGCACCTTCGCTAGGGGGCTTCATCAGTATGACACTCAATACCCGCCCACGGCCCTTTTGAGCGTCGATCAAAGCGTCGAGGCTCAATGGGTTGTACATCATCAGGTATTTTGCTTCTGCCACTGGCCCGCTCTCTGTGGGCACCAGCACCTCATTGCAGATATATAACCAACTGAACGGACTGTTATGGCTGACCATTCTCCATGACGTTAAATCGTCATCCAGGAGATTTGCAAATGGAGCGCGAAAATTTTCGTGAGTAATGAACATATAATATCGCCTTATCTATAAACTATTTTAAAAAGCACCCTATAGGGAGTCGAATGCTAGCACGATTTCAGGCCCTATCCATACCTTTTATAAGGGGCAGAGAATGCCGACGGATAGCGCGAAAGGCACAAACAGTTTTGGCGTAGCACTGCGGGCGATTCGGGTAAAAAAAAGCTTGTCAATGCAAGACGTCTACACGAAGGCGACTGGCCGCACTTACTACGCTGCTCTGGAGCATGGCCGTAAAAACCCAACATTATCCAAAGTCGATGAAATCGCGGAGGCTCTAGATTTGCACCCACTCGCCCTACTTCTGCTCACCTACGCGCAGCAAACGGATGAGTCGATGATCCATTTGCTTGCCCGAGCAAAAAACGATTTGGACGCGCTAGGCCTGTGGACGGACGACTAAGACCCTGGCTTGGGTCCAGGCTCGTCACTGCAATCACACTAGCGCTCAACGCTCGTGCCTCGTGTTAGATTGATGATCTTTCAACAGTGGTCCTGCCATACGATGAAGTCAGAACTAGATAAGCTGCTGTGCGACCGCTACCCGAAAATATTTGATCTTCGCGGCTCAAGTGTCGAACGCTGCGCAATGGGATGGGGGTTTGAGTGTGGGGACGGATGGTTTGATCTGCTCGACGAGCTTTGCACCCAAATCCAAAAGCGCGTTGACCAGCAGGGAATCAAACAAGTGGTCGCGCATCAGGTTAAGGAAAAGTACGGTGAACTGCGCTTCTATCATTCCTGTGGCGATGATGTCGTAGATCTAATGGTGCAGAACGCCGAAGCGAGATCTGAACAGATTTGTGAAAAATGCGGACGGCCAGGAGCGCTCGTAGAAAGTTCAAACGGTTGGCTACAGACACGGTGCGCTGAACATTCACCGGTGACTAGTCGATCTGACTTACCACCTCATCACTGACAAATTCTCATTTCATTCAAAGCCACGCTTTTTTATGTCGTTAAAGAGTTCTAGCCCCTCATCAGCTGCGTTCCGACCATCAATCGTCCCCTGCACTTTGTAGCCGATACCCCTGCCATCCAAGACGCAACCAAGGGCCGCCCAAGTAGCACGCATATCAAGGGTCTGCTCCCGCGAATAGATTTCAATACCTTTACGACCATTTAGATCAATGAAACGCATGATCCTATTGATAATACCAAGCATGTCGGAACAAACTGATTCTGACGTAACATTATCAACAGTCAGGGACGTGCTACCGTTAGAACGCTCACCAGCACTCTGTTCATTTACTAAGCTCTGGATTAAGCCCTGCGGCAACTCCACAATCGGTACAATTACACCGCTGAATTCACCGACTTTTGCCAGTGGATCGCCATGATCTGAACGCGTCTTAAGTAAAGGTGTTCCGCCAAATTTCCCGGCAGCAGCGTTCTCGATGAATGTTTTGTTGATACGATAGATCTGGAGTGTTCTCCACTCTTCAAATTCCGATGCTTTGACGTCCGGAATTTCCGGATGAGAAATAGGTTCAATTAAATCAAATGAAGCAACCTGAATTGTTGTGTTTTTCCGCAGCCCTTTAAGCTGACTACCTTTACTATCAAAAGCCATAACAGAGCTAGACACAGACTTAAGCACTACAATCTTGTCGCAATTCTGACTCATACGAATATACATAAAACCTTACTCTATTTATTATTCTTATACTATTATTATAACACAGCAAGTTACACTTCCAGCACGCAACCATTAAAAACGCACACATTTTTTCGAGTTAGGCACCGTTTTGTAATTTCTATAAAGTCGACACCTGATATACTCGCAATAGAGCACCATCCAACTTACCTCAATCAATATTTAAAGGCTGTTTGTTAACGCGGCTTCTTTTTCACTTTCTCGGCACATACTCCATAAGCTCGACAATTGCTTTTTCACCTGTCCAGCAACCGCCTCCTCCCAGTTATGTTCCAGAATAAATTCCCCTGTTTCGTCTAAATCGACTGGCACATTTAGCCTCAGCGCGGTCTGAGAGTATTCACTGATGTCGGCCTCATCGTCGAAATGGACCGCCAATCCACCGAATAGACTCTCCATAAAAAGCTGCACTAATCTCATTATGGAAGCTACAAGTTTCGCAATACGCTCCTTTTCCCAATCTATTTCAACTTCGGTTCTTGATTTTTTACGCATGCTGTAGGTCATGCCGAAATTGAAGCCTATGAAAAACTCGGTTCGGTCGTACGAATGATGCATACCAACACGCCTTGAATTTTTTCTAATGTATGATTTTAAGTTTTTACTAGGAGGATTAATCTTTATATACGTACGGAACAATGCACCATCGTTTTGCAATGAGTACACATCAGGATTAGCCGTTGCACTGCCTATACCAAGCTTTGTGTTGTCTCTAGATGGAAGGTATCTTACGCCGCAATTTTTTTGAAGACTCTGCCAGGTAAGCTTTGTAGACATGATTGTGCTGCCGGTAATCCAACGACCGTATTGCCGATCTAGTCTATAACTAATACCTTCTACAACACCAAACTTATCGCGAACTCTAATCTGAACACCACGTTCCGCAAACCTATCAACCAATTGAGACATGTTCAATGGACGATTGCTCGCTTTGAAGATCTCTTTAGAAATACCGCGAATGATATGTGCCTGGTCTTTTTCAGGATCTCCTTTATACGTTACTTCCTTACTCCAACCGTCACTAACAGGAGCTTTCAAATCATACTCCCGCTCTATAGCTCTGGCAGCATCCATCCCCTTGAGCCTATCGTTGCTATCACTCACAAGCTCAAAGTGACCTCCTAGTGCCGCACGTGGACTCGAAGAATTTGACTGCACAAACTTCACTCTCGATGAGACAATATGAACATGCTCCAGCTCAGTATCTCTGTGTATAACCGCAACATATTTTGTGGTGTCATCGTAGCCTAAATCCCACATGTATTTTTTTACCACATCTACCCACTCACTTCTTGTAAGCGACTCACCTTTCGCTAACGACAAAATGTAATGTCCGCACAGCCTATTGCTTTCTCCCTTATATAGTGACGTAAAGGATTCAAATTCCTTGATTATAGGCTCAACATCAACAAAAATTTTTCTTTCACCTCTATCAAATATTTCGTGAAATGGATTGCTAGAAATCAAATTACCACCGAGAAACTCAACGAGCTTTCTTTTTTCGACATCTTGGGCTCTTGCTGCGAATTCGTATACCAGTCTATTCCTAAATGTAGCAGAAAATTTTTTACTTTTACTTATCATGGCAACATTCCATTTTTATTATTATTCATGAATCAATTTGTGCAATTGCAATAATTTTATTTTTGCAGAATAAGAAAGAGTATAAGCAGCTTCCGGCATGCCAGGACGACTGCACAAATCATACAGAGAGTTAATATCGCCAGCGATAGAGCCCAAATGAGCAGATACGGCTGCCGATTTTTCATCGATACCGAGACTCTTCTGCCCTGCTAATGCAAATGCGGCAACCCGTAAAAACTGTGAAAGATATGCGAAGCCGAATTTTTTACTCATCAGCTTCAACTCTTCGGCTTCTTGATGACTCAAATAAACTTCACTTACAATTGTACGTGGATATAACTTTTTTGGACGACCGCCCTTAATTTTTACTTTTTCCATTCCCACCACCTTTTTTATTTTTTTGATTGGTGTTGTACGTTTTTATTCTTCGCGCAGAACCCAACAGGTTTGAGCACAAGCCGTTTCGATACCGCGCCAGACCGAGGAACGAGGTTTGGCACGGGGGAGAAACATAGCTTGCAAATCAACCCTTACAACTTATTATATCATCTTAATATTAATTTTTATGACGCTATATTGAATTTTAACCGTTATTTTCTTGCAATCTATTCGATTTTGACTATGCTACGGGGTATGTGAGGTTTTCAGTACGTAAAGTCTGGCGTGTGATGTATGTGTTCTGACCAGCTGACGCTGAAGTGGCCCAGCGGATTGGTGCGCAGCCTGCTACAGACTCATCAGTGACGAAAATAGAAGTGAAGTGCAGGCCTGAAAACTTATGGACTGCCTTAGAAACAAGTGAGGTATTGAAAAGGACGGGCATGCACACCAGGTAAAATATTTTGCGTATTGAGCAGCCGAAGCAGCATCTGCTTTTCAATATATTGCATTGAGCGTTCGGTCATAAGTCAATTGATTCGAGGCATGAGAAAGAGGACCCCCCCATGCGGCCGAGAAAAGACGAAGTCAAAAAAGTACTCGACAAGGCCGGAGTCTTGTACTGGAAGTGGCAAGAGCTGCTCGAAAAGAATGAAGATGATGTTGAGTCCGAGCGTCAAGGGAACAAGAGAATGGGACGCCCTCCCGTGCCACTCAAAGTCCTTCGTCAACGGGCGCAAGAAGCTTACGAGGCAAAGCTGGTTGAGCTTCGCGCAATCGAAAAAGAATTCGGGCGAGAAGAAACGCCTGAAGCTGAGGTTATCGAAAAAGGCGAGCAGCTACGTGAGAAAGGTCCAGGGCGACCAGCGATTAGCGAAATCGGAAGAAAATTCCGGCACTTGCGTAGAAAACTGAAACATCTCGAAGACGCGATGGCCGCTGTCGATGACACCGCATCATCCGCCTACGACGGCCTAGGTCGTCCTGCGATGTCATCTCGCGAGCGCGTTATCTATTACCAACGTGATATTGATGCAGTCAAAAAGGACATCGAAGACGAGTTGTCAAAAATGTCTTCTGTTGAGCGTACGAAAATCTTACTCGACAACGCACGCATTGATCGACGTGACGCGAACATGCGCTTGAAAAAAGAGCCGGAAAACGCAGAGACGATTAAGTCGCTACTAGATAGACTTGATGTCGAAATCGAAGCTCTCGAACAGCAGCTTACGGAAGAAGATCGCGCGTCGAAACCTTTCGTCCAAGCGCCGATGAGAACCCGGTATGAACGAACACAACGTGAGTTGAGTCCACGTATTACTGAGATCGTTCAAGAACTGGAGTCGCAGCTGATTGTTCCCACCCTTCCTGTTGAAAGGAATAAAACTAGCCTTGAGAAATTTAAGGAAGAAGTTGCTCTGGCCAGGGAATTCAATGCGGCTATCATCGAACAAATCGAATCGCTTAAAGCCGTATAACAGAACATCGCTGTGGACGGCGCCTGATACCCAACCTATTGAGACAAAAAAATGTCGAAGATTGCCGAATTCAAAGCACTAGAGGCGCAGTTAGCAGAGCAATTGAAACAGCTCGACGCTATGAAAAACGATGACGGGCTCAAACGAGAAATTGAATTTGAGGGCAAGCTTCGAAAGCTTATGGGTGAATACAACGTCACTCTGCCTGCGATCATCGTCCTGCTCGACCCACACGCTCGCCAGAGCGTCAAACCGGTAGAGACCAAGGTGGGCCGCAAAGCTCGCGCTGTGAAGAGATACAAGAACCCAAACACAGGGGAAGTGATTGAGACCAAGGGTGGCAATCACAAGCTACTGAAAGAGTGGAAAACTAAACACGGAGCCGATCAGGTTGAATCCTGGCTCCAGTGATTCACCCTAACTCTAAAGAGGCGCCCTTCCCCGGATCGGCGCCTTTTTCTTTTCCGTTGCCGGTCAAAAAACCTCTGAGGCGATGCTTAACCGAAGTCTTCGTAAGCGGAGCATCAAATCTGAAATCTACGACTTGGACACCATTGTCACTGCAAAGACGGCGCTTCAGTTCATCCCGCTCCAGAACACGTCTGTGGGCTTCGTCACCGCCGAATACCGAAATTGGCCTGTAATGCTGCTCACCTTGGTGTTCAACAGCCAGCTTTAGCTCCGGAAGATAAATGTCTATACGCATCCTGCCCAACCATTCTGGGGTTGCTTCACGCAATATCCTGTGATCGGGAAATAGCTCCCTCACGAAACCATAAAGAGCTGACTCTCTCTGCCAACGGCTAAGACCAAGGATATGCATAATCTCTGCGCGAGCGGTCTTTCTATCAACGCCAAGGTCGTACATGACCTGATCAATATACGCGTCGAAGTTTTTTTCAACCGATGCCCCGTAACGCTCATCCTCTGCGTCCCTCCTCGCAATACAGAGGTGGCAAAGCTCATCGAGATATTGGCAAGCCTTGAGCAGATCAGAAAACGTATTTTTAGTGATACCCACTGTATCTATCTGGTCCATGAATCCAGAGTGAAAGCTTCGTGAGCAGCCGCACAAATGCTTTTGGCCATTGATCATGTTATCGAACGAGACAACTCGATGGTCAAGCAAGCCCGCCATCGGATCTAAATTGGCAATCAAAGGCTGTGGAGTGCTGTTGTCTCTAACCAGCGTATCCAGAATCGATTGGAAGACCGATCTTCCGATACTTATATGGTTGATTCGGAAGACATGATTGACCTGGGTTTTCAGTTGTTTGATTTTCAGCTGGGAGATGCGATTTATCCCACCACCGTAGTTGATGGGAATGAGGCTCATCTCTTCCGCCTCTAGGTGGACCTCATCGAACGTGTCGTCCAAACGGGTGGACAAGCTAATCTCGCAGTACCACGTCTCGTAGCCCGTCCTGAGAAGCTCTGGAAGCGTGGCATAGCGTCTTTTGAAATACATCGAGTGGAATTTCACTGCCGGTGGCTTGATCAGTCGATCAGAGAAAGCTTCGGCAAAACGCTCAAAAAGATGAGATTCGATAGCACGCTCAATCGCAAGAACAGGCGTCATCCCTGGCGTCTCAAGATCGCGAACAACAGGATTAACCAGCCTCATACCGTCAAGACGAACCTGGATTGCACCCTTCCCCTCACCCCCTGCCATCGCGTGCCTCCTGCCCCTTCGTGATGGCCAATTGTTACCAAAACGAGCACAGAATCACATCATTAAATCTTACCAATGGCGCGGTGTTACCAATTTGTTACTAAGGAGTTTTCTAACTGAAAACAAAAAACCCGCACAGCCTATGAGCCACGCGGGTTTCAGATAAATACTTTAAGCTTTAATAACTAACAAGCGGGGGATTTTAAGTCCCATGCGTCTACCAGTTTCGCCATTCGGGCGGTAGCGCGGTGAAGCAGTCTGAAGACTGTCAAATAACCATCTGGCAGTTCTGACGCCTGTGCAGCAGAGGGGGAAATATATACATCCCGCTCCGGTGAAGCAAGTTTGCGACTGGCCTTTTCAAGACTAAATCTTGCAGGACAGTGCAAATAAAAAAGCTCCGTAAATCAAAGATCTACGGAGCTCGTTTAAAGTGGAGGCCGAGGTCGGAATCGAACCGGCGTAGGTGGATTTGCAATCCATCCACAAAACAAGCTATTTCAATAGGTTAGCAGCTTTACCGTTCCGCAAGCTACTGATTTTTAACGGCCTGCATCCCACGGCTTTCAAGAGGCCGGTTTTGGGTTGCGGAACGTATTTTTGTCGCTTTCCCTTCGACATCCATGGATTTGTCGCGCCTGGTCCAGCGTTCGCTTTGGGCATGTCTGCCCCCCCCTTCATCAGAAAAAGCCCCGGCTGAACGACCGCGATGAATGCGCTGCCTTTCCAGGCTGCCAGAGAAAAACGGTCTAATCCCTCGGGCGGGTTCAGGAATACACTTAATGAGGGCTCCTGGCCAAATGTGTTTAGGGAGCCTACCAAGCATCTACTTTCCAGGAGCTTCCACACCCACGTCTGACAAAAGTCATTTGGCTGACTCCCGTCAAGGTATGTCGCCATGTTATCGACTCTAGAACTACGCCACCTCGTAGAGCAAAGCTTCCTCCCGACTCGCTGTGACTGTACGGTCGATCCACCTGCAGCGCTGACCGTTCGTTTTTATCACGGCACCTCGAATCAAGAAATCCTCACGGTCACCGGGATCCCGATTACCCCGCTCAACAACGGCTTTGCCATCGAAACCCTTATCGCGGATCTGCGAAACGACCTCGAACGTGTCAGCGCTGCTACTCCTTGTTACTCGGCAAATCACGCTGGCAAAAGGTAGCAGCGAAAGTAGCTCCAACGCTCCTCTTGCCCCGCATTACCAAAATTATCCTGTGCCTACAGTTCCTAAAAAAGCGCTTACACTGGATTTTCAAAACCCACGATTAATCCAGAAAAGGAGTCCCCTTTAGTGAGCATGAATTGGGATGAGCTAATACCCACCACTCGGCAAGTCGTCGTCATTGAGGATGAGCCAGTGGTTAGGATGCTTCTGGAAGAAACGCTGGCTGAGATTGGCTTTTCATCGACGACTTTCGACACTGCTGCCGCAGCGCTCATCCATCTCATCAATGTAAAAGGTGATTGCGCGCTGATCATCGTGGACCAAGGGCTGCCAGGAGGAGTCCAAGGAGCTGAGTTCATCCACATGGCAAAAGAACGATGGCCAAATATTCCTTCGATCCTCACCTCTGGATATCTCATAGATGAGCAGGTGATCCCGACGACGGCGACTTATCTACATAAGCCTTACACGTTGGAGCAGTTAGAAAAAACCATCGCTATTGTTCTCCTGCACCAGCGTGCCCTGATGCAAATCTGAGGGCAACTTCCGCATTCAGATCCGAAGTCGTGCCCCCCATTCCTCCAGGCGCCAAATTGTTTGTAATTAGGAATAGATAGGGATTCGAACCCCTTCAGGTCTCCCTGAGGACCGCTCCAGACCATACAAAGCGGCGTTTTCTGCCTTCAAATATGGCGTAATGCGGTCCTTATCGGTCCTGAATATGCCCTAATTTTGCCCTAAACCTCTCCCGACTCATTAGAGTTAGCAGTGTTGGAATCTGTCGCTTCTGCGTGATTGCCGGTAATCCTAATGGTGGCAATCTAAATTCTGATGACAGGCTGCGTTCGGCCATTTGCAGTCCTTCGTGACAGGCTTCAAATCGCCAAAAGCGAAGATTGCTCTAGGAAAGATGGCTACCGGCCCCTATAACCTTTGAACTTGATACGCTCTCAAATAAGTGGCGGATGCTAATCGTTGCGGTCTTTCGACAGTGAGGCACTTTGGCCACGACACTCACCTTAAATACAGTTGTTTTAATGGACCACCCTCAAATCCATCTGATACGGTTTTTTTTCGATCATCTGAGCCTTTTTCGTCAACCAACAGTCTATAAAGTGTTGGGCATTCGCGCGCGATGATAATGGCCAGCCAAATATTCTGAAACATGAGTGATCGCTTGGGCTCGGAAACAGAAAGACGCCGCGATGATCCTTCATTGTGGCCGGTAACAATATCGCTTCAAGCGAGCCTAGGAATCTGATGTCGATTGCCCAAAGAGTTTTCCACGGCAGGTTTGGCCGGGTCGCCTTGCTGAATATGGATCGTTCGCTGGTTACCCACACCCATTCCGAATGCCATGTGCTGGTCAAAGTGTCCGGCGCAGACACTTACTTCAACGTCAACGGTCGCCGGGTTCCGCTCAGCGATCGCACGGCAGTGCTGGTCAATGCCTGGGAGCCGCATTTCTACGATTCGCAGCCGGGTGTCGGGGCCACCCTAATCCTGGCGCTCTACATAGAGCCCGCCTGGCTGGCCACTGCCCAGCAGTCGCTGTTGCTCAGCAGTCGGCCGGACTTTTTTGCCCAGTCGTGCATCGAGCTGTCGAGTCGTAATCGCACCTTGGCCGACATCTTGGTCGCCGAAGCGCATGGCTGCGGGATCGTGCCGAAAGAACGCATGGAATTCATGCTGTTCGACTTCCTGATCGAACTGATCGAGGACTTTTCCAATTGGCGGCATTTGTCGCTACTGGGTGCGCGAAACTCAGCTGAGTTCCGGGACGCGCGAGTGCGCCGTGGCACCGCCTGGCTGCTTGAGCACCTCGATGATCCGAACCCGATCGACAACGCCGCGCGGGCTTGTGGTCTGTCGCGGGCGCACTTCTTTGCGCTGTTCAAGAAAGATACCGGCATGACGCCAACCCTGCTGCTTAACGACGCGCGCATGCGCCGGGCTTTTGCCTGGCTTGAGCGTGAGCGCAGTGGAACGTTGGGCCAGTTGTCGGAGCACCTCGGGTTCTCGGAGCAAGGTCATTTCACACGGTTTTTCCGTCAGCACATCGGAGCTTCACCCAGCCAGTATCGGCGTGTTGTGGATTGTTATGCGCCGGTTTGAACCTAGGAGGACGGGGTATTGGGAAAAACTCCCGCCGATGAAGATAGTCTTTCATCTTGAAACTGGCGGCATTTATAGGTTACGAAATTTGAAAAGTCTATTTATTGTCCAGAAAGTCATAAATTTCTTTCATGCGTTCTTCGCGCATCAACTCAAGCTCTTGCTTAGTTTCGGCTACCCATTGCAGGATGAAGTCCCAGCAATCGCAGTCGTGAGCGTCCGCTTCTGCTTCAAATGCTTCTTTCAGAAATTTAAGGCGATACTCATCTGGCGAGAGCCCACAGTTTTCAGCGAGGCGGTAGTTCAGCGCATTGAGTTCAAGTTGGATCCACAAGTGGGCGTCCAGGAATTTCTTCAGGGCGAGTTCGCCTCTAAGTTCTTTTGCGATCATGAATGCTCTCTTGTGGCATACAATAAGTAGTTGGTTGTTCGAGGTCGGCCCAGCGCTAAATCGGACTAGGTCAATTTCCTGCCATCATCCATCCTCGAACGCCATGACGTTCACTCAGTTCTTTCACGACTCGAGCCGCGTCCTGCTTTTGTTTATACGGGCCGATGACGACAAAGTTGTTTTCTTTACGCGCTACCGGCAACTGCAGCTGCTGAATGGCTTTTACTGCGCGATGGCGGCTGGGTGTGTTCAATGCAATTTCGACCACCCACAGGCCGGATGAAGGGCTGGTTGAAGCTTCTTTTTTTGCGTGAAAAATGTAGCCGCCGCACGTCAAGCACGGGCGTTCTAGCGTGATTAGCGAGCCTGGCACCGTGCGAAACACATGCCATTTCGGATCAATGTTTTTTTTGCGGGCGAAGAGTGCCAATAGCAGGCCGGCAATAGAAATCAAACCGGTAAGAATAATTGTCCATTTGTGTGCCTGTGTGGGCAATGAAGGCAGCGAAAGTACTGGCGTTTCGTCTGGCTTTTCGATCAAAAACTGTACGGCGTCAGCCTCCGTTGAGTCGGGTATGCGGGATTCGTTTTTCGCAGGGTGCGCGAGCCCGTCGGAATGTTTTGTGCTGAGCTCTGTCGCCACTTTATTAGCGGTGTCATCGAGTAGTTGTCCGAACTTTGTTACTTTTTGCTGGATGTATGAATTGTCGACGTTATTTTGACAATCTGGTCCTAAGGACGTGTAGGCCCATATTAGTGCTGATAGTTGTCCAAAAACGCCAGTTACCAAAAAGCCCAAACCAAGCTTTCGCACGGCACCCTCTCCAAAGTCATTTTTCGCAGCTCTTGTGTTATGCAGCACGAAAGCGTTAGAGCCGAGTGTGCGAGAAAGGCGCAGAAAGCGCCTTGCCTGGGGAGAGGAAGTTCTGCGCTGGGGTCTGAAAATTTGCCTTAGCGTCTGATTTTCATGAAGGGCAGCAATGGGTCCAGGCTGTGTGAAAACGCCTGCGATTGTCTAACCTTCTGATCGTCTAGATCGTATCGGGGGCGATCATGAAGCGATTCATTAAGGGTGAGGCTCGGACGCAGGTGACGCTGCTGCCGGAGTGCCTGGACGACTACGTAGCCGAAGAAAATCCAGTGCGCGTGGTCGACGTTTTCGTCGATGAACTCGACCTGGGTGCACTTGGGTTTGAAGGCGTTGATCCTGCTGCAACGGGGCGTCCGGCCTACCATCCTGCGATCTTGCTGAAGATCTATATCTACGGCTATCTCAATCGGATTCAGTCCACCCGCCGGCTTGAGCGTGAGGCCCAGCGTAACGTCGAGTTGATGTGGCTGACGGGGCGTTTGGCTCCAGATTTCAAAACCATCGCTGACTTTCGCAAGGACAACGGCAAGGCTATTCGCAGTGTCTGCCGGCAATTTGTGGTGCTTTGTCGCAACCTTAACCTCTTCTCCCAATCGATCATCGCCATCGACGGCAGCAAATTCAAAGCCGTCAATAATCGCAACCGCAACTTCACTCAGGGCAAGGTGAAGGCACGTATGCAGCAGATCGAGCAGAGCATTGATCGATATCTGGCGGCGATGGATTCAGCGGATCGGGCAACGCCCGAAGTGGCCGAGGCTAAAGCAGAGCGGCTGAAAGAAAAGATAGAAACACTGAAAAAGCAGATGCAGAAACTCAAGGTCATCGAGGCGCAGCTCCACGACAGTCCAGACCAGCAGATCTCCCTCACAGACCCAGATGCACGCTCAATGGCCACGAGCGGCCGAGGCACCGGAACGGTTGGCTACAACGTACAAACAGCTGTCGACGATAAACACCATCTGATCATTGCCCATGAGTTGACCAACGTTGGCAATGACCGTGGGCAACTGAGCAATATGGCGAACCAGGCGCGTGAAGAGATCGGCTCTGAGTCGCTGACGGTGGTGGCCGACCGAGGCTATTACAAAGGTCTGGAAATCCTTGCTTGCGAGCAAGCCGGCATCACTACTTTCGTGCCGAAACCCCTGACCTCGGGCAGCAAAGCCGAAGGCCGATTCGGTAAGCAGGACTTCATCTACGTTGCTGCATCGGACGCGTATCGATGCCCTGCGGGACAGTTACTGACCCGGCGGCATTCGTCGATGGAAGACGGCATGTTCTTGCATTGTTACTACTTCTCGGGCTGCCAGTCCTGCGCAATGCAAAAGCAATGTACGACGGGAAAGGAGCGCCGTGTGAGGCGCTGGGAACATGAGGCGGTAATCGACGCGATGCAGGTCCGGCTAGAAAATGATCCAGCGATGATGAGAGTTCGTCGACAGACCGTTGAACATCCTTTTGGAACGCTCAAATACTGGATGGGAAGTACCCACTTCCTGACCAAAACCCTGCCGCGGGTGAGCACTGAGATGAGCCTTCATGTGCTCGCCTACAACCTCAAACGAATGATGAGCATCTTTGGCATCGCAGGACTGCTTGAGGCGATCAGGGCGTGAATCCAGCCGCTTAGATCGCCCGTTAGTAGCCGTTTGGGCCGCTGACGCGGCCCAAACGGCATTACAAACGTCTATGTAGCTCACTAAGGTAATTCGCGCTTCTGCCCGCTGATTCCACAGGCAATCCTCGCGACTCTCAGTTTTCGACGTATTCAGCGCGTTTTCACACAGCCTGGGTCGTTTTCTGCCTTTGGACAACGGCAGCTTTGGGGGTCGATAGTAGCCCTAGCGCTCCCATCAGGATGAAGTACCAGCATGGTCGTCGCCATTGTCGACCAGGAAGGACTTTTGGAGGACGGGGACGCTCATCAGTCCACCACCTTATTCAAGACGATTGGTCTATGGTTATCGTCAGATCCAGTCACAGAGGAGATGGGAAATGATTGAGCGCATCAATGAAGAATTAGTAGTTCAGGCTGCTAGGGAATGGGCGGCGCGGTCAAACAAAAATGATGCAATTGCCGCTACGAATGCACAGGAAACGATTGCCGCCCTAAAGACCAAGCTGACGGGAGAGGAATACGACCGGGCCTTAGAAAATCTTTATCGTGAATACCATGAGTCGTAGCGGGTTCGTATTTTGCTGATCGTGATCGGTATTCACGAATAAGTCCGGCATGGTTGGCTGAGAAAGCTATTAGCACGGCCTCTAAAACCTATGTTCCGCCGTCACCACCTTCCACTGCTCGGGCATAACGTTTGGTCGCCTCCGTCACCAGGCGCTTTCGCTCATCGCGATCGATGAAACCTTGTTTTAGGTACACCTCCGCCAGTCGGAGTAATTCCTCGTATTGCTCTTGCGCAGTCATTTTGATATCAGACCTATCCAGCAATTTATGCCAGGTTGCAAGCGCTTGCGATTTCCGGTCTTCGTACATGACAACGCCTCCAAAGGACTATATGCGGTAGAAACCTCTGCTAGCGTGACGTTCATCGGGGACGACATACGGCAAGTTAACCACATGAGCAATTTTCATCACTGTCCGCCCTGCTACGCTTCTAATTATTCGAATAGAGTCGAGCGATAATTACGACTGTTCCCATTGACTGTTGAGGTTGCGGAATGTGAGAGAACAATTGATGGTGGGTCGCCTTCACCCTAGCCGTGATTGCTGTGACGACGTATGAGTTTATGGAATGGAAAGCTGTCGAGACCGAACGGCAAAATATAGTGTGCAAGGCAGCACATCAGCATTTGGAAACGCTCGAAACTCGAGCGCGCTCGATGGCAGCTGGTCTGTCTGTCGAAGCGTATGCTGAGGCCGAGACGGCAGAGGTGGACAAGTTAGTCACGGCCCTGGATACCGCAACCGTCATAGACGCCCATGCTGCCGAGCTGCAGGCGCAAGTCGCCGCCACTGAGGCAGCGTTAGAAAACCAAGGGAGCCAGCAGTTTCTCGAGCAGCAATTCAAAACGCAGCGAATACCCACCGACGTAAAACAAGAAATTAAACGCGCGGAGAAGGCCGTCACTGACGCCTGTGACTAGGTCGACTGCGCATTTTTTTCTGTATAGGTCATTCCCATATTTTCCGTGCGATAACTGCCGACCATCCCTCGACAGCCTGGCCAAGTCTAGCCCATCCAATCAAACATCTTCCTGCTACGCTGAACGTTCCATGGAGGATTCGTGATGCCAAATTCAGACCTGCTCCCTTCCCTGCATTTCAAGATCAACGAAAACCAACTCGCCCTTGAGGCCGCGATCTTGGAGCTTTCCAACTAGGTCGAGCAACGCGGTTCCGCCGAGGTTGCCGACAATGTACGCGGCTCCCTGGAAGCGATCGACCGGAATGAGGAATTCATTAAGCTTACGCTGGCGGTGCTGATGACGCCGGAATGATTTAGCCGCCAAATGGGACGGCCCAGCCTAGTTTAACGGGGCCATACACGCATTCTCAGCGGTTATTTAATCGAAGCAAACGTTGATGGTCTGGCTGTCATTTCAGCTCGAAGCTCACCGATCAGATTTACGATTGCTCGGCTTGTTGTCAGGTTCTGCGAAGACACGCCAGTGACCAATAGTTCAACGCAACCTGACGCTGGCTCAATCACCTTGATCATTAGAGAGCCGTCAGGGTTTACGGTGCAAGAACACGAGAGAGGCAGGAAACCACATTCAATGATATGGCGTAGCTCCAGAATGGAAATCATGACGTTCACCCCAGGGTCACGTTGTTGATTCTTACCTATTTATAATAGGCACCACCCACCACGACACGGCGAAATGCGACGAGCTGGCACCCTGTCCTAAAGATCGGACAACATTCCAGGCTTACAGCTCGTCGCCTCCCCCTCGTCACGAGAGTCGAACCTCGACTACTGTGCATGCAACCAGTATTTGTACAGCGAATCCGTTCCCATGAATTTCGACCAGGCTAAAGTGCTGAGGCTCCAGCAGTGGCGCTCGACCCTCCACGACCACGATTTTCGAATGCAGAATCCCGAGGCCCACCGACAAACCCTTCACTCAATGAGCTCTGCTCTTGTCACCGAGGGGTTGATCGATGAACTCCAGCAGTTCGACCTGAACGAGATGGCGAACGCTGCCTACTGGCACGCCGTGGAGGAATTGCAGACCGCCTCGGGCCACTATTGCGGCGCCTCTGCCTACGACGTCATGCGACATGGAAGCTCCGAGCTGTTCGGCAAGATTGGGCGCTCGATTTTCTATGCCGCGAGCACGCTGGCCGACGGTACGCGATCTTCCTACGACGGGAAGATTTACCGCGATGCCACTGGAGCGAACCTTGTGTTCAATTCGTCCGGGGTAGTTGCGAGAATTACCGGGCTTACCTTGACCCTGCCGGATGGGCAGCAGTACAACCTCATAGAAACTGGAAGAACAGTCGAGGGTGTCAACTACGAGCCGATCGAGGATCCGGACCTCTATCGCGCATTGGTGGATGCCGCCCAAGTTGCCCAGGAGTGCTGTGATCTACGTGCTTTCGAAAGAGTACGGCCGCGTCTCGATTTGGCCAGGTTCCGCACTTGCCCCGCTTGCCTTGATCGTTTTGATCGGCGTGAAGATTGCCAAACGTGCACGGGCAGAGGGTTTGTAACGAAGCCTTCGGCCGCTGGTCTACCCTGAATGCACAGCCGGAGGGTTCAACCATGTGCGGAAGACTTTCCCAGTACCGGGGCATTCACGACTTCGTCGCGGCACTCAGCATTCCCAACGCCTTTCTCAACTATGCCGGCGACCAGCCTTTCGAGCGCTATAACGCTGCTCCGACCACGCAGCTCGCCCTCTTTCACCGGGATGGTGAATACCTGCGCGCAGACATGGTTCGTTGGGGTTGGCGCCCGCACTGGGCCGAAGACCGCGCCGCGCCGATCAATGCTCGCGTTGAGAAGGTCGCCCATGGCCCGTTCTTCAAAGCCATCTGGCCGCACCGAGCAATCATCTCGATCGATAACTGGTTTGAATGGGTTTATGAAGGCGGGCCGAAGAAACAGCCCTACCTCATTCGCCACCGCGACCGGACACCAATCCTCTGTGCCGCGATTGGCCAGTACCCCATCGCCGAGCGTGAACCTGGCGAGCATGACGGCTTCGTGATCATCACCGCCGACAGCGCCGGCGGTATGGTGGACATTCACGACCGGCGGCCCGTGACATTGTCGCCGGAACTGGCCCGGGAATGGCTGGACCCGGCCACGCCCAAGGAGCGCGCAGAACAGATAATGCTGCTTCAGGGAGAGCAGACCGAGGCGTTCGAGTGGTACCCAGTAGACCGGGCTGTGGGCAATGTTCGGAATCAAGGGCGAGAACTGATCGAACCGATAGGAGAGCTAAAAAGCCCTGAGGGCGACCTAGAATAATCCTCCCAACTCTGCCGGCTCCCAGTTCATGATCACCAGTTCGCCACTGATCTCGGCCTTACCCTGCCGCTGATTGGTGTTGCAATAGCGGATGTCCAGCGACTCGAAATGCCCTTGCAACGCCGCATGAAGTCGGCCATGCGCTCGTAATTCTCAAACGGAAAGTCCACGCCATAACCGGCGGTCTGCCAGTAAGGCGGGTCCATGTAATGGAAGGTATGGGCACGGTCATAGCGCTCAGCGCATTCGAGCCAGGGTAGGTGTTCGACGTAAGTGCCAGACAGACGCTGCCAGGCGGCCGAGAGATTTTCCTCGATCCGCAACAGGTTGATGGCCGGGCCGGTGGTGGCGGTGCCGAAGGTCTGCCCAGTGACTTTGCCGGCGAAGGCATGGTGCTGCAGGTAGAAGAATCGGGCGGCACGCTGGATGTCGGTGAGGGTTTCGGGACGGGTCATCTTCTGCCACTCGAACACCTGGCGCGAGCTGAGCGCCCATTTGAACTGGCGCACAAACTCTTCCAGGTGGTTTTGCACGACGCGGTACAGCGTCACCAGGTCGCCGTTGATGTCATTGAGGACTTCGACCGGTGCTGCCTGAGGCCGCATGAAGTACAGCGCGGCACCGCCGGCAAAGACTTCGACGTAGCATTCGTGAGGCGGAAAAAGCGGGATGAGGCGGTCGGCCAGACGGCGTTTGCCGCCCATCCAAGGGACGATGGGTGTAGACATTGAGAGCAAGACCTTTACTGTATGGATAAACAGGTGCTAGGCTCGCCGCGCTTCGTGCACGGAGTAAGAGCCTTGGCTGGACTTGCAGGGGCAATCTGCAGGGACGGCGACCGGGTTGGATGTTGACGCATCCACCCCGGTCGCTCTTTTTCACTTCGGTGTTGCGACTTCTTTGGCGTAGGCCTGACAGGCCGCCAGGGCGATCAGTCCTTGGTCGCCGGCATCGGTGATGCCGATAATTCGTTGAGCATGCGCCGGGTCAAGTTGGGCTCTTGTGGGGCCATGAACCAAGCCGCCGGTTGGGGTGGCGACTGACACTGTGTCGCCACTGGCTGTATCGGTGGCGTCGAGTAGGACTGACAGCCGTAGGTCAGCAGTGGCAAGATGATCACGCAGGCGAGCCTGGTTGGTTTGAGCATCGCTCAGTTCCTTGTAGTGGGTTTGTTCGCTGGCCGACAGCCGCTGCTCAAGGGCCAGACGATTGTCCTGTGCAATGCGCACCTGGTCAGCCGCGGCGTTACTGATGGCGATCAGATCCTCCTTGTGCAGGCCAGCCTGTTCGGCGAGTTGCTGGCCGTAGCGCCAGTCCTGAACCTTCCAGGCCGACGCGGCAGATCCGCCGACCAATGTGGTCAGCAAAAAGCCAACGGCCAACAGCCGGTACGGCGCGGGGATCAGGTCGACGACACACATAGCACTGCCCTCGCCCGGGTCCAGAGTTGCAGCCGATCTGCCAGACCGTTCAGACCACCGTTGATCTTGCGGGTGATCGCCTCGAACTCGTCCCGATCCGCCAGGGCGTTCAGCTCGCGCACCCACCAGAACCACGCGGCCGACTCGGCCGCCCATTGCGGCTGCTCGAGCAGCTCAGGGGTGCGCAGCAAACGCTCGTCACCGAACAGCGCCAGGCTGCAGCGCAGGTAGTTATTACGGCCGGTCACCTGGATCAGGCCGCGACCGCGAAAGCGCTGGCCGTCTCCATCCACTTCCGGGGTGTTGCCCAGTTTTGCGGCCAGGTTGCCAGTGTCGTATTTGCTCAGGTACTGATCGCCCCCCAACTCACGGAGGTACTGCAGCTGGCCAGACTCGTGCCCGACCTGGGCCAGGAACGCCGCCTGCCGCGCCGGTGTGTTGATCTGCCGATGCGCCATGGCCGCATTGAGGGCGGATACAAAAACGCCCGCTTGGCGGCGGGCGTTCGGGAGGATTCGCAGCAATTGCTGTTCCGTGATGGACATACAAACTCCTGGTATAAAAAAACCGCACGCAGCGGGTTAATGGGGACGCGATAGCGTTAGGCGAGACTGACGACCTTGACCGGCTTCACCTCCTTCTTTTTCTTGCCCTTGGCTTTGGCTTTGCCCTTGTTGCCGCCGTTGCACTCGACCGTGGTCGACCAGCCGGCTTGGGTATAAGTCTGCTCCACCGAATCCGCCAGATACTCGCCATCGAGCCCGACCTTGAAGCCCTGGGCATTAATCGGCCGCTCGGCAAACAGGTCGGTGCGACCGGGCATTTCGAAGCGCACCCCCGCGCCGGAGCGGTTGAACGCCGCCAAGCGCGCCTTGGCCGCCGACTCGGCGGCGGTCTTGTTCGGGTGAATGTGCCGATCGGTATGCACCGAGGGCAGACCGGCCGGCGCGTCCTCATTGTCCAGGGACACCACCGCGAGCTTGCCGCCCTTCTTGTCTTGGTGCTTGGTGGCCACCTTGCCGTGCGTGTTGCGATCGCCCAGACGGAACTGCCAGCGGCTGACGTCCTGGCGGGTGATGGTGATCGCGCCGAACGCCTTGCCGCTTGCGCTCTGTCCGCCCTGGCGCGGCATCACCAACAATTTGCCATCGGCGACCTTGGCCGTGCAGTCGTACTGCTTAGCCAGGCGCGTGATGAAATTAAAGTCGGATTCGCTGAGCTGGTCCGCCCGCGCGACCTTGGTGGCCACCGGACAACTCGGCTCCCAGCCGTTACGCGCGGCGATATCGGCCACGATTTTCGACAGTGGCACGTCCTCCCAGCTCCCGCTGCGAATGGTCTTGCCACTGCCGCGCATGTCGCTGGCCTTGCCCTTGATCACCAGCGTGTCCGGCGGACCCGACACCGTGATCTCGTCAACCACGTAGCGACCCAAACGGGCCAGCCCCGTCTCGACATAGCCCAGGTAGATCTCGATCCCAGCACCGCGCCGGGGCAGCGTCACCAGGCCATCACGGTCGTCAATGCGTAACTCGAACTCGTCGGAATCCATCCCGGGTTTGTCGGTGGTGCTGAGCTGGATCAGCCGATCATTGATCAGGCCGGTGATGTCGGCACCATCGGCGACGACGCGAAACATAGGCGTCATGGGTTTTTTCCAAAAAAAAACCCGCGCAAGGCGGGCAAGAAAGTAAGGAGGTTGAAGCGATGAACAACACGAGTGTAGTCCATCAATCCCACAGGGTGACGTGTTCCTCGACCGCCGCCGCCAACTCCGGCAGGGTGATCACCACGCCGGCGCGAAACGGCTGGGCTTCTTCGGCCAACCCCTGATTGGCATCCAGCACCGCCTCGACGCTGCCATTCAGGTGGCCGTAGTAGTTATGGCAAAGGGTGTCCAACAGATCCCCGTCAGACGTTCTGCATGTCATCGCCATAGCGTACAAACTCCAGGGTGAACTCTTGTTTACGCGGAATCCCGCCTTGCATCAGCGCGCTTTGATCTTCGTCGACGCTCTTCAGGCACCAGGTGCCCAGCACGTCGCCATAGCCGGTGGTCAGCGTCAGCGGCCGAAGCCGGGCGCCGATCGAGCGCAACGTATCGAGCTGCTTCAGCCCGCCCTTGAAGACCGGGAAAATCTGGCCCTTGAGGGTGATTTTCTCGTCGCCCATACCGACGCCCTGCTGCGCCGGCCGGCGCGACAAACGCTCCTGCGAAGCCCAGCGGAATTCGGTCGAGCGGCGCAACGAGTCAAAGGCCGCCGTGTCGAGGTTGAAGTAATACGGCTGCGCCTTGGGATCGAGCGGCTGAAGGATCAACAGGTGCGGGAACGGCTTCACCGCCTCCGGCGCTGGCGTGCCATCGGTGACAAATGCCCACGACGGCAACACATTGGTCAACGCCGGACTGACCTTGCCGGCGATCTTGCTGATGGCCGCCGCCGCCCGGGCCGCCTGCGCCTTCAGCACCCCCACGCGCTCGTCAATTTGCGACACCGCCCGCGCGGCCTTGTTGTAGGTGGCCACCACCTGCCCGACCTTGGCCTGAGCCGCCTGCACCCCACGCATCACGCGCTGAAGCTTGGCCCCGACCGCTGGCCCGACAAAGGGCAAATCCTCCAGCTCGGACGCCGCCCCGGTGATTTCGCCGATCGCGCCATTCACGGGCCCCAGCATGCCGTCCAGGCTACGCCGGCCGGTTTCCCCGGCCGAGGCGAGGTATTTCAGCCCCGACTGTAATTGCTCCAATGCAGGCATGTGCCCTCCTGATTAAACATGCGGTTCGTCGTACAGCTTGCTACTGCCCACCTGCTTGGCCATGTCGCGATAGTGCTGATCGAGCAACGGTTTGAGCTGGTTATAGAGCGTCGCCGCGTCCTTCACGTCGCCGTTCACCACCAGCGAAAACGGCGCCTGAATGTCCACTTTCGATTCGATGGTGGTCGGTGCCGGCTTGGCCGCCATCGCCAACGGCCCCGACGGCAGGCCCGCGTCCGCACTGGCCGGGGGTAACATCATGGCCCGGGCGGCGTCACCCGGTTGCGGTGCCGGGGCTTCCAGCCCGGAGCGAATGACCTTGGGCCGACGCAGCTCCGAACCCGGAAAGCGCACCTTGTTGGCAAAGTGCGGCAGCAACATGGCGTCTTTGGAGTCGAGGTCGCGCGGGTCATACGACACCGGCGGCGCCGGTGGCGGCTCAAACGCTTTCGGCGCCGTGTCGAACGATTTGGCGATGTCGCCCATCACCGGCGGCACGTTCTTGCCGGCATTGACCATCATCAGCGGCCCGGCCGCCGGCATGCTCTTCAGCCCTTCGTCCGTGCCGAACATCGATTTGCCGAGGTAACCGCCCAAGGCATCGCCACCCATATTGCCGAGAATGCCGCCGACAATGCCGCCGACGACCGTGCCAATAACCGGCACCACGGAACCGATGGCGGCACCGGCAGCCGCACCCGCCAGCGTGCCCGCCAGACCACCCGCCGCCCCGCCATAGCCTTCGGCTTTCTCGTCCCGCGTCTCGGCGTTCTGGTAAGTGCCGTAGGCCTTAAACCCCGCATCCACCACCGCGACCACCGCCGCGCCTTTTACCGCCGAGCCGACACCGAAACCTCGACCACTGCCGCCACCCTTGCCGCCTTTCTTGCCCTTCTTGCCATCGGCATCGAGGTCGCCGGCATCTAGACCGTCACCGCCGCCCATGGCCCCCATGTTGGTCACGATCACCTTTTGCGGGATGTTCGGATTGCCCATCAGCGAGCCACGGCCGATGTTCAGCAGGCCCTTGGCGATCTTGAAGGTACTCATGGCCGACTGAAAGGCGATCACCGCCGCGACGGCCGCACCGATGCCGGTCACCACCTTAGGCGATTCGTCCGACAGCTTGCTCAGCCCTTGGGTGACGTAGGTCAGACCGTCCGCCACCTTATCGGTCACCGGCCGGAAGGCATCGCCGATCGCGCGCATGGCATCGTCCATGGACTGGGCCATTTCCGACCACTTCTGCGCCGACGACTGCCGGCGTTCCTCCAGGTTCTTGTCCAAAATCCCGGTGGCATTGGCCGACTCCGATTTCAGCTTGGCGTACAAATCCTTGTTCTGCATGAACGCGGTCAACGCGCCCTTGACCTGCATGTCAGCGAACAGGTCGCCGGTGCGCAAGGCTTGCTCCAGGGACGCAATCATGGCCTTGGCTTTTTCCGGATCGGTCTCCTGGCTGATCTCGGCCGTGGCCTTCGCCATGGCGGCGGCCTTCTTCGGATCGGTCGCCGCAATGTATTTCTGCGCCAACTCAAAGCTGGATTCCAGCGTGGATTTACCGTTCTGCAGCCCGGTGTTCATCGAGCCCTGGTAATCAATCCCCGCATCCTTGTAGGCCTTGACCGTGTCGCCCGAGCCGATCTTTTCCATCCAGTTCTTGAGGTTGCCGGCCGCCTCATCCGAGCCGCCGGCGGTCTTCATTTGCACCTGAAGCATGGCACCCAGTTGCGTGACCGAATCCATCCCGGTGATGCCTAGCTTGCCCATGCCCGCCAGCAGCTCGGGGAACCAACGCGCCATGTCGGCCGCTTCAAAACTGCCCGCCTGCCCTTGGTAGGCGATCGCCTCCAGCGCCTTCTGCATTACCGCCGGGTCGGAAATCTTGGCGTTCTGCCCCAGGGCATTGATCATGCGCGCCGTTTCGCCGCCGTCCGAACCCTGCCCCACGGCGAACTTGGCCGCCGTCGGGGCATATTGCAGCGCCTTGTCCAGCTCCATGCCCGCCCCTACCAGGGCGTTGACCACCTCGGCCACCTGATTGCGCGCCATGCCAGTGTCACGCGAGGTGTCGACAATCTTCTTCGACAGCTGCGCCTCTTCGGGCTTGTTGGCAATGTTCGACTTGATCGCAATGTCACGGATGATCGCGCCATAGTCCGCGCTGACCTTGGTCGGAATCGCCATCGCCGCCGTGGCGGCCACCGCCTGGCCGACGCTGCTTTTGAGTTTCTGCTTGCCTTCGTCGAGTTGCTGGTGACCTTTGGCCTTCAGCTCGGCCTTGTTCGCCGCCTGCCCCATGGCCGTGTAGGCCTTGGTCAGATTGCGGACCTCCACGCCTTGCTTTTTCAGGCTGCTGATATTGCCCTCAAGCTGTTTCAGCAGGGCGCCGGCACCCTTCTCGCCCGCCATGTGCGCCTTGCGCCACTCATCGCGCAACCGCACGGTGTCGTCAATGGTCTTTTCCAGCACCCGGGCTTTTTTTCCTTCCGCCTCCAGGCGCTTGATGCGACTGGTGACCTCCTTGAACGCCGAGCCCACCGTGGAGCTGACCGCCCCGCCAATGACCAGGCCTAGCGCGAGTTTGTTCGCCATGTGCGTGCCCTATACGTCGGGGAGTTCAAAGGCGGCTCAATCCGTGAGCCACCACAGCATCTGATCAAAGGGCATAGCCTCGATCTCGGCAGCAGAGAAACCCGTCTCTTTTGCCAAGCGCTGGGCCGTGTCCCTGAGCGTGACGGCGTTAAACGTCGTCTTCTTCGACCAGGCGAAAATAGCCCGCAGAAAGGCGCTGGTAGTCCTTATATTTCAAGGTCAACAGCTCCTCCTCAGACAGCCCGGTCAGGCTGCTGAACAACGACAGCTCCTGTTTTTCATAGTCGCCATTGCCGGCGATCTTGGAGGCGCGCCAGTCCTTCACGCTGGGCGCGCGAATGGCCACGGCATCGGTCATGACGCCGCTGATCACGGTGTTGTATTTGAGCGTTACGGTAACGCCCTCATCGGCCAGCTTCAGCCACTTCGGCAAAGCTGGGACGGTGCTGTCTTGGCTTACTTGATTCATGTTGGGTAGTCCTTAGAGGCCGATGGCCGAGCGTTCTGCGGCCAGTTGATCGACACCGTCGACCACCTGAATCATGTTGAGCGGGTCGATTTCGTACATCACGCGACCGTCGATTTCGAGCTTGTAGTAAACGGCCTTGATCGCGTGCTTGATTTCCGCCTTGTCGCCCGGCTTCCAGTCGCCCATGTCGACCTCTTTGATACCGCCGCGCAGGGTCACCACAACCGGCGTCACCACCCCTTTTAAGCCCCGGAAGGCGCCACGAAAGACGATGGCGCACGCGGTCTGATCGGCCAAGCCGAAGTACTTCAGCGACTCACGGCGCACGCCGTTGGTGGTAAACGCCGCTTCCAGCTTTTCCAGCCCCATGGCCATTTCGATCGGGGCGGACATGCCGCCGCCCTGATAGTCGTCGGTTTTTTGCGTCAGCTTGGGCAGCGACAGGGTGGGCACGTCGCCGGCGAAACTCACACCGTCGACAAAGGCGTTCATGTTGGAGAGAACTTGAGGAATCATTGATCGGCCCCCTTAGGCTGCTTCAAGAACTTCGGTCAACCATTCGTTGGTGACTTCAATGAGGAAATTCGGGTTTTCTGCCGGCGGCACGTCAGTGAAGCGGATGCGCCAGTAAATTTTGCCCTGCTCGATTTGGCTGGCCGTGTTCTTTTCCTTGTCCGCGTAGACTTCGAAATTGATCACCGCGCCGGCGTTCTTCTGGTCGCGCATGAACGCCTGAAGGCCCTCGGTCACGTCCGCGACATAGGTCTTGGTGATCGAGCGATCGACCGCCCATTTATGCCCCGCCTGGATCGCATCCATGAGGATGTCGCAGGTCCGCACCCGGGTGACGAACGCCCATTTCGGGTCGCTGGACAACGTGCGGTTACCCCACAGGCGATAGCCGCCATCCCGGATGATCGTCGCGATGTTCGCGTTGTTCAGCAGGTTGGCCCGACAGGTTTCGTCGCCGTCCAGGTACTCGATCGGGCGAGTGGTGCCGGTGATGCCGACAAACTCCTTGTTCGACGGCGAGGCCCAGTAGCCGTAGTTGGCATCGGTCCAGGCAAACAAACCCGCGACCCAGGCCGAGCCGGGCGCGTCGACGGTCGCGCTCAAGATCGTGTCCCAGAACTGCACCCCCGGATCGACCATGTACAGACGCTTACTGCCGAACTCCAGGGCGTAGGCCATGGCCGCCTCATCGGTGGTGTTCGGTCCGTCGAGGATGGCGATCGCACGCAACTTGCCGGCCAAGGCATCCATGGCGGTGGCCACCGCTTGAGTGGCGGAGTGTTTCGGCGCGATCAGCAGTTTCGGCTGGGCGTTGTGCTTGCTCTTGCCGTCGAGCAACGCCTGAAGGCCGGTACGCTGGCCACCGGCGAGAACGCCACCAATGATGGCGGACGTTTGCAGCGCAGCGTCCTCCAGCTTAGGCACGCCGACAGCGACAATCACCGCCTTGGCCCGCACATAGATCGCCGCTGCTGCCTTGGCAATCGCCGAGTCAGCGCCGAACGCGGCGATGGCTTCGCGCTCGGACGTGATCAGCTTCAGCTCGCCGGCCAGCGCTGTGCCGCCGCCGAGAATGCCGGGGGTGAAGGTGTCGCACAGACCGATGATCGACGACGACGGCAGCGAAATAGTCCGCGCACCGGTGTCGATTAACGTGGTGGTGACGCCGTGAAAGAAACTCATAAGGCTCAATCTCCAGAAACGAAAAAGCCCCGCATAAGCGAGGCTGTCAGGGATGTTCGAATTGCGCGTAACGGAAAAGAAAACGCCCCGTCAGTGCGAGGCGTTATTGGGCCAAACTGGCAATCCATGCCGGGGGCTGGGGGCGGCCTGCCTGATCAGGGAACAGCGTCACATCCGGCCAATCGCGCAATGCCTGGCGGTAGACATACAGGTCGGATCGCTGTTCAGCGGTGATCGGATAATCGGGCATGACCAGATAATCGGTGTCCGCGATTTGCGCATTGCGCCACGCTCGTTCGCCCACTTGCGCCGCTGCAATCTGCGACGCCTCATCCAGAACCCAATCCCCACCATCCCACACGTAGAACTGACCCGGCCAGCGTTTGGCGGTCAGTCCTTCGGGCAGATCGCCAAGCTTGACATGCTCCTCCTCGGCACCGGTATACGTGTGGTAAACCATGCCGTGATGGTCGGTCAATTGTTGCGGCTGCGTGTGGTAAACCATGCCGCGATAGTCGGCCAATTGTTGCGGCTTCCCATCGACCAGCACCCATACGTGGCCAGCCTCGGGTTGGGCCAAAGGATTTTCCAGCTCGATGGTATTGCCCGGCAGATATTGGCCAAACCCCGGGACCTCCGGAAACGCTGACAACTCAAACGGCCCGGTCAGGATGCCGAGCGGGTCGAACACATAGATATTCATTAGAACCTCAGATCACTTTAATTCGGCCAGGCCAGGCGATGTTTTTCGGGACCGTCTCAGCGCCGCCAGCGGCGCCAGTGCTGCCACCAGTCGGGGTGGCATAGGTGATGCTCCCGCCGCCCATCGCCTGCGTGCCGTAGCCTGTGGAAGATGCATAGTGGGCGTGACTCTTGTAATCATCGAGCCGATAGCTGCCCGCAGGACGGCCCGGATCAATCCCGGCAGACTCGTCAAGGGGTCGGAAGAATTTACCGCGCGCATCTGGACAGCGGAACGTGGTCGCACCATCGCCCGAGGTCCAACCGCCCTCCATACCCGCACGAGCGGCTTCCGTAGTCAGCATTCCCGACTGCTGAGCGTGGTCCCACAACCATGGCCAATCGGCACGAATAAAGAGGGCATTGCCCAACGGAGCGTGACCACCCGGATTCAATACGGTGATCGTTTCAAACACGGGCCGCCCGAGTGCCGTACCGTCTAAGCGCGCAATAGGTATCCAGTTGCCCTTGCCATCACTGCGCAAATGCCAATAATCCCCGGCCCCCATCAGGACAAAAAACTGATACCCCTCGGCCCGCAAGTGCGTGTGGAACTTGATTTTATTGGTACCGGCGGCCTTGATCACCAACCGGTTGCTGGTGTTGTCGACGCGCCGCACCACCACACCACGAACACCCAGCGCTGAGTTGGCGTCGGGCAGCTCGACCGTCAACGCCCCTGCGCTGGCATCAATCAGGACAAGCCCCAACTCGTTCGGCACCAGGGACTTTGATGTGTTGACCTCCACCAAAGGGATTTGGCCCGCGCCGTTAATCAAGTCGATTGTTTCGGTTTTGGTGAAGGCGTCCGTGATCCCATAACCGGCCAGCGTGGTCGGGTTGGTCCCACCCACCACCCGACCGTATTTGTCCACAGTCACACTGCGGTATGTGCCGGCATTGACACCGGTGCGCCCGGCCGCCATTTCGAACAGCAGATCCGTCACGCCCAGGACAATCGGCGCATCCGTCACCAGTTGCCAAATGCTGTCGCCGTTGGTGGTGCCGCGCTCGACATGCACAAACAACCCGGGCGTAACTTCCAGACTGCTATCAGCATCCGCGCTACGCGTCCACACACCCGCCGCCGACACGCTATACAGGCCGTTATCCTTCGCTGCGGCCTGATTCTTCACCAACACACGCGCCTCAGCGCTCAAGGCCACACCATCAATGGTCTGAAGGCCGCTTAGCACCACAGGGGCGGTGGTCGCCACCAGCACCGAGTGCTTAAAGTCCTGCTTGCCCAGCTCCTCCAGCACCTTTTGATCGACGTAGTCCCGTATCCCCAACGTCTTTTGATCGACGTAGGATCGGGTGGCCAGCACCACGGACGGGTCAATCTTCAGCTGAATGTTCGCGGTTCCGCTGGTGATGATGTGCATCCTCACCACCTGATTGCGCCCAGAGCCTTGCGCAAGCAATGGCTTGTAGCTCGGCGCGGCGTTGGCCACCGCCGAAAACACCCCGTCCTTGTCTTCCAGTGCCAGCTCGCGAATCCACCAGCCGCCGACGTCGGGCGGCAATACCAACTCGGCGATCAGGATATTGTCGTCCGTCGGCGACACGTAGAGCTGGTTGATTTGAGCCCGATAAACCTGATGGACCAGCTGGGTCTGTGCGGGATTTGGCACTGGGTCGGTGTCGTTGGCATCGCCGATCAGCATGTAGCGCGGCTCCCACGGGACACCGAGCGCATCGCAGTTGGTTTTCTTGGCGGCCCCTAACGTTGTGAGCATGCCGCCGAAAATAGAGTTTGCATTAACCATGGGGGTACACGTCCAATTCGTCGAGGGTGTATTCGCTAACGCCGTGGTAGCCCTGAATCACCACGTCAATATCGGGATTGTTCCAGGGGTAAACATCGATCTCGTCGCCGTCATACACAGCGATACCGACATAGGCGTCTAAACGGGTTTCCAGCGTGATATCGAGGCCGGTCATGTGCCGAGTTACCGGCTTAGCGTCGTCGATCAGGCGTTCCAGTTCCTGATACATTTCTTCGGTGATCCCGGTGTCCAGCACACCGACCTTCAGCGCGAAGGTGCCCGGCTCCCCCTTCGGCACCGTCTCGAACCACTCGATAACTTCGACCAGGTAGCCCAGCGGCTCGACCACGCGACGCAGAGCGCCGATCGTGCCTTTGCGGGCATGGATGTAATACGACGCGGCAATGGCGCTGCGCTTGGTCGCCTCGGACCACCGATGGTCCCAACGATCGACCGACCACGCCCACGCCAGATGGGGCAGTAAATGAACCGGACAGGTTTGAGCGTTGTAGAGGGTGCGCAGCGGGATGATCGTGCGCTCGTAAAACGCCGCCTCCAGGGCGCGCTCCAGTTGCGTGCTATTGCTCGGCAGCAGGCTGGTCATGTTGCCCCCGCCGACACCACGGCGAAACCGGTGCAGAACGCCGCCTGCGCCTTGGTCGGGGCCAGGTCCACCCATCCGGTCAGCTCAACCCGGGAGACGCCGGCCACGTGCAACTGCGCGTCTACCGCCGAGCGCGCCACCTCCACGCCCAAGCGCTTGCGCGGATTGATCCATGCCGCCAAACGTTTAGTGGCCTCGGTCAGACTGGCGTCGCCCTCCGGCCCGCCGCCGTTCATGTGCAAAATAGCGTCGATGCGGTAGTGAATAATTTCGGCGCTCTGTACCGTCACAAAGTCCGTCAGGGGCCGCACGTCTTCATCATCCAGCTCCGCCGCCACGGTGGCCAACAACTCGGGGCTGGCCAGCCCTTCCCCTTCCGAACTCAACACCGTGACCGTAACGCAGCATGGCGACGGGCTTTCCGCCGAAGCATCGGCCACCAGCCCCGAGGCGTTGCGCGCGTGCAGGATGTAGCTGTTACGCGGCCCTGCCGTGGTCAGCCCCTCAAAGGCCAACTGGATGCGCTCGCGAAACGGATCGTCCTTTTCCTTGATCTCCGGCACCGGCGGCACCGCCAGCAGATCCTCGGCCTGAATCACCAGGCGCTTGAGGTTGTAATTGGCCCCCAGGTGGTCAAGGTCACTGCCGATGGCGTGCGCCAGGAGCAAGGCCTTGGCCGCGTCATTAACCCGGGCGCGATTGCCCAGCTTGATGTAGGCCCCGACCTCGATCACCTTGGTGACCGGGTCGCTCTCCAGCGTGGCGGTCCAGTTGTCGCCCATGTAGCTGCGAAACGTTTCTAGCCCTTCCCCGTAAGTGTCTTCGAAGTCCAGAGGCTCCAGCACTTCCGGCGCCGGCAGCGCCGACAGATCCAAGCCACTCATACGCTCACCTCAAACAGAAAGTCGTCGCCGAGGTATTCGCCGGCAATGCTCAGATCGATTTTCCCGCCCAGCACCGACAGCACGCGCACGCTCCCCAGCTTCAGGCGCGGCTCCCAGCGCAACAGGGCCCTGGCCGCCTCCGCCTGCACCGAACTTTTCCAACCGGCATTCACGGGTAAGTCGACAAAGGCGTTGAGCTTGCTGCCGTATTCCGGTCGGTGCCGGCGACTGCCGAGCGGCGTGCCCAAGACGTCGGCCATGGACTGCCGCAAGTGCTCGATGCCGGAAATGGGTTGGCCGGTGTGGCGATCCATTCCGATCATTTGATTACTCCGGCAATTGCTCCAGATCTGGATGCGCTTTCAAAAATGCATATTGATCGTCACCACTTGCAGCGACACGACCAGCAATAACTGGCAGCGTGCCGCCGCCGGGCATAATCAATGTCCGCGAGGTGAAAACCTTGTCGCGAAAAACGCGCAGCGGCCCGATGGGCTCAACAGCTTCTGCAGTTGCAGGGAATCCGAGCGGCGCCGGTTTCAATCCTGGCACGGCGATAGCTTCGGTGGTCTCGGTCAATTCGCCATCGGTTCTAGACTTACTCATAAAGCACGCTCCAGCTGTGAAAATGCCCGCGCTGGGCGGGCTGTATTGAGATGAAATTAATGCGTGTGGTGATTGCTGTTACCACTGGTGTCGAGGATCTTGCCGGCACTGGTGATGTCCTTCGTTACGTGTAACGTGCCGTCGATCAGCACCGCGCCGGTCAGCTTGATGGCCGTCGACTTAAGCGTGGCTGAATCGGGTGTCAACGCCGCCTCGGTGCCACCGACTTGGGCCGTCACGGCGTTATCCGTAACGACCACCTGCGTGCTGCCGACCTTGATGGTGACCGTGCCACTCGGCAGGGTGATGGTGTAGCTCTGGGCCTGCCAGTCGTAGACCAACGAGCCGCCATCGTCAAAACGCCAGACTTCCACATGATCGCGGTTATCCGGCTGGCCACCGGCATCCCCGTACAACCCCGGGATAAAGGTGCCCATGCCGGCTTGCCCGCTGGGGTTGAACAACACCCCCTGCTCGCCCAGGCTTGGCGCCCGCCAGTGCCGTGCCTTGCCGGCCGCGAGGCTGTGCCAGCGCACCCAGGCGCTGGTCCATTCGCCATTCGACACTCGCACTGCCGGTGCCGACAGATCCACCCCGACCACCACGCACGGCATCAACATGGCTGCGATCATGCGGTCATGCTCTGCACTGGCGTAGCTCACGGCAGATCCTCCGGCGAAACAGGCCCATCCCCCGGCTCAACATCAAGCACCAGCGAGCCCGGCGGTTCGTCCGGCCATGGCCATTCCTCAATGCCCAGGTAAATTTGGTGCGTCCATTCCACCAACCAGACCACGTAACCATCCAGCTCCGGCTTGGTCCAATCCTGCATGGCCTGGACAAACTCAGCAGGCTCGACCGCAACGCCCCAGGTTTGCATGCGCAGCAACACGGCCAATTGCGCCGCCAGGTGCGCGGCCTGCTGATGATGGTGAGGCTTGATTGGGTCGACAATGATCCGTGCCTCGAACTTGCAAATCAGGGTGGTTTCGCCGGTGCCGATGTCCATACCCGGTTCGATCTCGGCCATTTCAATAAACACCACCGGCAGTGCAATCCGATCCTTGATGTTCGGCCAGGCCGTCACCGCTTTGATCCCCGATAGGCTGCTCAGCAGGTGCTGTTCAATCGCCTGGTAGAGTTGATCAAGACTAAAAAGCTCGTCAGACATTGGCCGTCCCCTTCAAATACTTCTGCAGCTCAAAGTTGAACTCCTGCTGCAGGATTTCCAGCAAACGCGCATCTGCGCGTTTGACCCACGTGTCGAAGTGCGGACGCGCCTGCTCCAGTGACACCTTGGCCTTGGCCAGCGGAAAGCGATCGCCGTTTTCTGCGACCCATCCCGAACTGGCGCCGCCACCCGACGACACCGTGCTATCGGGATAATCGTCCGAGTTGAAATGCTTGCTCGCCGTACGAATCCAGATATCGGGCTTGTTGCCGTAAACCTTTTTCAGAAAGGCGCCCTGGTAACGCCGCCCAGCGACCGACACACCGCTGCCAGACTGTCGCGCTCGACCGATTCGGCTGGACTCAATCGCGTTGAGACCGAACCACAACTTGCCGCTGGTGGCCCCGCCGGAGACCGGGTAGCTGCGCAAGCGCTGACGCACCGCCGCAACGGCAATGCGTTCTTGCCGGCTGACGGCCCGCGCAATGTGGGTGCGCAGCCAACCCAACGTTTTGTTGATCGCTCGACGTTGAGCCGCGGCGGCGGCTTTGGGCACCACCTTGGCAAACTCTTCGAAGGCTTTCAGATCCGCCGCAGAGGACTGGATAGAGAGCATCCCGCCACCGGCCGATGGCTTGAAATAGCTACCGACACTCATGCGCGCATCCTCAGGATCAAGGCGACCAGACCGTCGCCACTCGGCTCCAGTTGCAGCAGGTCGTACTCGCCACCGCCGTCCAATGCCGGCAGCTCGATGGTGACCAACAGGCCCTGCTCCAGCCCCTGCGAATCGCTGACGCGAATCTCAAACCGAGGCTCACGCAATCCGGTGTTGAGCTTGCCGAACTTCGGCTGCAACCAGGGCGCTGCGAACATGCCGAGGACTGGCTCATCACGGCCCTCGATTCTCGCGGTGTCGCCCAGCGTTTCGAACACCACCGCGTCAACCTCGGCGATCAGATCACGAAAGCCCACGGTCAGAGCTCCAGGAGGATCTGTGCACGCGGTCGAGTGCACAGGTGCAACGGGTTGGACTGGGCTTCACCGGCCATGCCTTTGTTGAACGGCAGTGGCTCAATCATGCTGTAGTACGGAATGCCCTGAGTGTTGACCGTCTCCATATAATCGGCCGGAGCGAACACCGAGATGTACAGATCCGGCACACCTTCAGGGACCAGCAACGCCTTGTCGTCGTGGACGAAAGACACCCCGGCGACTTTGCCACGGTAACGTTCCCAGATAATGCCGCCGAACTCGAAGCTTTCCCGGGCATCACCGCGCAACGCTGCCGCTTGCTGGCTGTTGAGGTAGGTTTCCTTGACAGCCTTGTGAACGATCAACTTGTTCCAGAAGTTCTTGCCGCAGAAGGCGCGAGAGCCGGTACTGGTCACACTGCCCAGCGCGTCCTCCTGCATATCCAGTGCTTCGCCGCACTTAACCCGCAGCTCCGTGCTCGGCTCCGCCAAGCCCATGGGCAGCTTCTGACGCTGCACACCGAAGCGGTCGTAAAGGTCCAACAGCACCGTCGAACCATCGGCATCGAGGATCAGGCCATTAAGTGCGCCCATGCGCTGGAACTCATGGGTCGCGTCCAATTGACGGCGCGCTTTGGCCAGGCGGGCATTGACCACATCCTGCACCGCCTGCAGCTCGGTGCGCGTACCGAAAGCACGAATGCCCTGGATCTCGTCGGCCTTGATGGTGAAGCGCTCCGGCAGGTGGACGGTGTTGAACGGGATCAGGTTGCGCTTGCTGGCCGCGACCACCAGGCCAGAGCCACCCCGCTCACCGGCAGGCACCAGTGCCAGGGTGTCGCCGTCCTTTTCGATCTGTACAGTCAGGGTGGTGATGCCTTCCTCGCGGAACAGGCCCAAAGCGCTGATGCGCCCTGGCAAATAGGGTTGATCGTTGAGTGCAGCAGTCAGCGCAGTGACGGTGAACGCTTCGTCGTCAAAAATGGCGATCTCGGCCATGGGGTACTCTCCAGAAATGAAAAAACCCGCTCAAGGCGGGCTGGGGAAACGCGGCTGATGGTCTTAGCGGACGATCAGAAAATGGGTGGCCAGGTCCTTTTCAGCCTCAGGATCAAGCCCGGTCAGATGCACTTCACTGACTTCAGCCAAGCGCACCACAGCGCGACTACGGCGCACGATGTCCGACTCTCCCAGCTGCCCGTAGAGGATCGCCACGGCAGCCTGAGTACCGTCTTCGGCGGCTGGGTCATACGGCGAAAACTCGCCCGTGGCCGTCACCAGACCGAGGACTTGGCCAGGATTCAGCGCAGGGCCAGCGGCAACGTTGATCGTTTCCCGCGAGATGGTCCCGGCGCCCTCGGAGAGGAGAAATTCACCCGCGTGGATCGGCTCTTTTTTGATGGTCATCGTCTTGCTCCTTTCGCGCCGTGCGCAGTTCCAGATTGAGCCGCTTGTCGCGAAGCCCAGATCGAGTTGGGATCAGGTTGTTTGGCCAGCACCTTCGGTGCTGGGTCGTTGTCCAGCGGCAGGCTGTTATCGATTTCAAAGCCCTTGCCACTGGTGACGATTTTGTCGAACAGACGCGCCCGGACCGCCGCAGCATCCAGCCCCGCTGAAACGTACTCGGCGCTGAACTCCGGCAAACGCGCCGCCACGCAAAGGTCATTCACCACCTTGGCGCGTGCCAGGCCGGCCAGAACAATCTCTTCGCTTTCGAGCTGGGTCGAGTTGAGCAGCGGCTCGACCAGGTTGCTGATGCCCGCCGCCGTGCAACGCTGGGTGATCATCAGTGCCAACTTGGCCGAATCGACCACCACCGGCACTAATGGCGGATCGATCGGCTCCAGCTCCGGATCCGGCTCGGGTGGCTCGTCGAGCTGGGCCAGCAACTCAGCCGGTGCGTGCTGGTAACGCTGCAACACCGCGCCTTGGCCGAGGCATGCTTTGACCTTGATGCCGTCGCCGACTTCATCGGCCAGGCCCAGGGCCAAAGCTTCATTGGCCGTCAGCCAGGTTTCGGCGTTGACCATTCGACGCAGCTCGGCGTCATCGATGTTCGGTGCCTTGGCCTTGTAGGCCGCGATGATCGCCTCCAGGGTCTGATCCAGGACATCAGCGACTCGACGGAAGTCCTCAGCATCCCCTCCGGCATAGGTGTAAGGGTTGTGAATCATCAGCATGGCGTTCGACGCAATGACTACATGGTGTGCACCGCACACCGCCACGCTGGCCGCACTGGCCGCCAAGGCGTCAATCCGTCCGGTGCAACGCTCGCCCAGACGCGACAGCGCGTTGTGCATCGCCAGCCCGTCGAACAAGTCGCCGCCAATGCTGTTGAATGCCGCAATGACCGGAGAGACTCCATCATCCATCGCACGCAGATCCTGCACGAACTGATTGGCAGTAATGCCCCAGGTACCGATCTCGCCATAGACAAAGACTTCGATCACCCGCTCAGCGGCCTCGCCGCTTGCCTGCAACGCGTACCAAGTCTTGTCCTGAACCTGCACCCGCTGGCCCGCACGGTTGTAAACGCGCGGTCGCGCTTTCTTGCTCATGGTTGCTCCTTGTCATCGTTGGTGACGATGGCGTCGAGAGTGTTGTAATTAAGGCCAAGGGTCGTGGCGCGTTGCAGATCAGCCGCGTTTTCCGCATCGACCGTTTCCGCGTCATAGCCGGTGCGCAGGACCATCTCGCTACGCGAAGCGAAACCGGCTTGCACTTCCATGCGACGGGCCTGAACGTCCTGCACCGGCTGGATGTAGGCCCAACCTTGTGGCACCCAACGAGTACGCAGGTATTCACGGCGCCGCTGGGTGTAGTCCTCCAGCACCAGCACACCCGACAACACGGCCATGTCCATCCAGGCCGCCCGCACTGGGCGGCAGAGTTGGTGCACGTAGACACCGAATTGCAGTTGCTCAAGCCGACGCCGAAACTCGTTGAGCACCACACGCAGCGCCCGGTCGTTGACCTCGCGCATGTCGCCGGTGAGGATCTCGTAAGGCGTCCCTGTCCCCGCCGCCGCAGCCATCAGCTGCTGCCGCATGAAGTCCGGATAGTTGTTGCCCGCATCCGGCGGTTTGGAGAACTCCACCTCTTCACCCGGCCCCAGCTCCTGCATGGTGCCGGGCTCCAGCGCCACCATCGGCGTGAAGCCATCACGGTCAGTGCTCAACAACTGTCCGGTGAGTGGATCCCTGGGCACTGGTCCGGAGTCCGGAGCCGGCCGACTGATGAAACCGGCAAACAGGTTGGCCACCTCCTGACGGAACAACACTGCGTCGTCGTAGTTGTCGAGACTGCGCAGACGCTTGAGCACCGGCGACAATCGCGGCACGCCGCGCAGCTGACCCGGCTCGATCGGCTCAAAGATATGCAGCACCTGTGACGCAGGCACGCGCACCAACTGGTTGTAACCGGCGTTCAGCGACGACGCATCGCGCGGATGCGACAGGTACATCCAGTACGCTACCCGCTTGCCACCCGGTGTGAACTCGATCCCGGCGCGGATGATGTTGCCGGTTTTGGTGGTTTCAAACTTGTCATGCGGTACGAACTCCGGGGCCAGGATCTGGAGCTGCAGCGGTACCGCGAGGCCTTCGTCCAAAGCGCGAGGTCGTAGCCGCACAAAACATTCACCTGAAGTTTCTACCGTGCGCGCCGCCAGCGCCTGCTGGCCGTAGAAGTCGGTGCACTCATCGGCGTCCGACTCATCGACCCAGTCGTCCCAGAGTTCCTGCAGCAATTTGCGCAGGACTTCGTCGTCGGTTTTCGGTCGCGGCGTGATGCCGGTACCGATCAGGTTGCTGACGCGCTTATCAATCACGTTGAAGGCATACGGGTCATTGCGAACCGCTGCCCGGGAGCGCGAACGCAAGTTACGCAATGCCGGGGTGTTGATGCTGTTGACCCCGTTGTCGGGAGCATCCCAGCCAGTGGATCGTCGGCCCTCCCCGGCACCTTCGTAACTGGCCTTGATGTTCGACGGCAACACGAATCCGTTACGGGTGAGCGTCGGAAAGTGACGGGCCATTAGAGTCCTTTGCCTCCGTGGGTCAGCCTGACCACGCGCGAGCGCGGCCCGGCAGCATTGATCAGCGACGAGCGGATTTCCTCGCGAGCCTTGAGCAGCTCGTCGACGGTGCGGTACTCCACGGTGCGGTCGGTGTAGCGCACGACTTTTTCACCACGTGCGATGGCCGCCTCAACCGCATCGAGGTGCTTCTGGGTAAATGACATATTGGATCTCTTCAGATAGAGAGAGTGAAACGGGTTGGCTTGGGTGCGAAGTCGATAACCAACTGTTTAATCGCAGGCTTCGTCCCAAACCTTTGCCAGCCAGACGTTGTAGAACATCCGCATAAGCGATGCATCGCCATCGATTTGTTTGGCTCTGGCCCATTCATACTGCTTAGCAAGGTGTGTCCACCCCAGCCAACCGGGCGGCGAATAGAGTGCATTGAGATGGAAACCACTCGTTTCGCCGTCGCCTTCCGAATGAGAACGCCACTCGCCCAGACTGAGCATCTCACCCAAATGGTGTTCTGCGATTGGAGAGCTACAGAAGGCGTTTATGCACCGGTAATGCACCGTCTGAAAGTCAGACGAATACTGCATTTGTTCCCACTCCAAAGTTTGCATGTGGTCGCAATGAGGGCACGGCACGTAGTAGTGGCGCTGATCGCTTGCTGAGAACAAGCTATCAATCTTTGAGTTATCTTTGATTGTCGGTGTACCAGTGAAATAGAACTTTGGCGCACGGACTGACGTATCGTGGCAACGTTCAGCCAACTCGATTAAGTCGACGCCTTCCTCAGGCCAATGGTCTATTTGTTCACCACAGACATAATCAACGGGGAACGCTTGACCGACCAACGAGCCTGCCCAAACTAAACGAAGCGAACCGCCTTCAAAAGACCTGGTGCACGCGCCACCGCGAGGCGAAAAACATTTGTGAAGGATCGGACTCGCCTTAAAGCTTTTGTTGATGCGGTAGCCCAGTCGCGCTGCAAGGCGACCTGTAGGCAGCAAAACCAATATGTTCGATGGCGATGTATGGACCAGGGATCCGATCCAGTTGATAGCAACCTGAGTTTTCATCAACCCCGAAGCGGCCATGACCACCACTCGCTTGCAAGGGTGGGTCAGTGAAAGACACCGCATTGGCTCTTGGGCATATGGTGTTTTTTTTACACGGTACGGACCCGGCTCAAGGCCGGAATCTCGCGGGATCCACATATGCTTAGCAGCCCACTCATCGACATAAGTCATTTAACGTCTCTTCAAGTAGCCGCTACTGGAACTACGGCGTTGAGGTAATGCCGAGGGTCGCGATTGCACGACTGCAACAGCGGCTTGCTGGGTGGCAGCGGGGGTTGCTTGTTCGGCAGTGAGTCGTTCGCCTTGAACAGGTTTGACGCTCAAGGCGTCGTCAAATAGACCGGACTGCGCCAGGGACTGACGCACACGCTCCCAGTCGTGTTCCTTGTAACGGTTGAGACCCAGGTAATGCGCCATGGCCAGGCAATACACCATCAAGTCGAGCGCTTCGTTACGCTCGGCCTTGCCCTTGACCCACTCGATGCGCTTGTGGCCGCGGATGTAGCGCGCAACCTTGCGCTCCGCGACGCACTGATCAAAGAAGTCGTCCGGCAAGTCATTAGCGAAGTGCAACGCACCTGGCCCGGTAGGGAACGAATAACGGTTATAGATCCAGTCCTTGGCCGTGTCGGTACCGACGAACCACAGCTCGGCGCCGTTGCGTTCGGTCTGGCCCTTCCAGGTCACGTCGACCATCGACGGGCGCTGAGCAATCACCGGCTTACCGGGTTTGCTCGCGCCCTTGATGGCGAACACATTTCGCCAGCGGCGAACGCGGCAGAACTGGTAGACCTCATCGGTGTGGTGGCCACCGGAGTCGACGGCTACCGCGAGAATGCCAAGACCGACACCGCAGGGATGGCGATATTTAGCCTTAAGCAATTCGTCCAACGCCGCCCAGGTGCGTTCATCTGCGGGATCGCCCGAGACCACCTGGTAGTCGACGACCCAGCGCTCCATGCCGACGCCCCAGCCCATGGCCATGAACTCCAGGCGGTTGGCCTGGACGTCGACGGAGCCGGTGATCATCAGCACCGCCGCCGACAGTGAGCCTAGGGTGAAGCCTTCCAACCGCGCCCGCTGTCTAAGCTCATCGGCTTTGGTTTGCTCTTGTGCGCTGTCCCAGACCTTCGCCAGACGGGTGTTGTAAAACACCTGCATCGGTTCCAGGTCGCCTTTGGCCTGGGCTTTCTTGGCCTTCTCGAATTGTTTGGCCAGCGACTTCCAGTCCATCCAGCCCAACGGCGAATACAGCGCGTTAAGGTGGAAGCCCACCGTCTCGCCATCGCCTTCGGCATGGGCACACCATTCACCTTTGGCGAGCATTTCGCCTTTATGGTATTCATCGATCAGCACATCGCAGTCAGGACCGGCGCACTGGTAATGCACGACGCTGTAGTCCTTCGAGTAATGCAGTCGCTCCCACTCAAGGATTTGCATGTGCCCGCAGCTCGGGCACGGCACGTAGTAGTAACGCTGGTCGCTGCCCTCGAAAAGGTCGGAGATCCGCGAGGCGCCCCTGATCGTCGGCGAGCTGGAGAAATAAAACTTCGCATTGCGGCCGAAGGTACTGCCCCGCGTCTCCGCCAGCTCGATGGGGTCGCCCTCTTCACCGATGTCCACTTCCCAGCGATCGATCTCATCACCGTAAACGTAGCGCGCCGACAGCTCCGAGAGGTTGGCCGCCGAGCCAGCGGTGGTCACGTACAACGACCCGCCCTCGAATTCCTTGGTGTCCATGGTGTTGCGCGAATCCCGCGAACGGCTGGACGCCACACGCTCGCGCAGTACCGGCGTGGCCTTGATGGTTTTGCCGATCCGCGACGACACCCGCTTGGCCAGGCCGAGGCTCGGTAGCAGAGTCAGGATATTGGACGGCGCCATGTGGATCAGACCGCCGATCCAGTTCAAGGCGATCTGCGTTTTCATCAGCTGCGAGGCGACCATGGTGATCACGCGTTTGCAGGGGTGAGCCGGCGACAGGCAGCGCATGGGTTCGCGGGCATAGGGCGTGCGGGACGTGCGGTACTGGCCTGGCTCAGCGGCACCGGTGTCACGCGGGATACGCATGTACTCGTCGGCCCACTCATCGACCCAGACGTCCGGGTCAGGATGCAGCCCACGAAAATATGCCTCCCGGTACACCTCAGCACCGTCAGGGATTTCCGTGGGCATGGGTTTAACTCGTGGTCAGGGCGTGTTCAAGATCCGCCGAGGACAAGCGTTCTGCATCCTCAAGCGAGCGACGGATAGCGGCGGTCAGGTGCTTTTCGATTTGCCAGGGATCGGTCATGACGGCCAGTTCCGGTGCCAGTTGCGGGGGCATGCCCAGCAGCTGGTCCCGCAACAGGCGGCCTGCGTTGAAGGCGCCGGTTTCCACCGCGATACGCTCGACCAAGGTGCCCTGCTGTTTGTGGAAGTTGGCTTGCTCTTGCAGGGCCAGGTAATGCTCGCGCAGAGCCCGGGACTTTTGGAAGTCCACCGCCTGCCCGACTTGCGGCACCGCAGGTTCTTCGGCGGCGATTTCAGCCTCCCTTTGAAGGCGAAGCCGTTCGTGTCGGGTGGCGACGGCGGCTTTGCTTGGGTCGGCGGACTCGACCAGCAGGGCTTCGGTGGCTTCCAGCTCCACCTTGCCATCGTCGGTCAGTACCAATCGATCCTGATTGGCCAACTTGGACACATACGATTTGGCCCAGCCACGCCGTGCCGCAAACTCCGTTTTGCTGATTACAGTCATGATGGAATGTCCTGTTCAGCTAATGAATACGGGGGGTTCACCTGTTCACCCCAGTTCACTAAGCAGGTGAACTGTCCGCTAACACTTTCCCGCGGGTTTCCGACCCCGTACCCCCCGAATAACCCCAGGGTCCCCGGCAGTTTTCGGCGCCCTGGCGCGATTTATCACCCCTGTTCGCCGCTAGCAGGTGGCACTTCGGAAACGCCCAGCCGCTTGGCGGCCCAGCGTTCGTAAAGACCGATGGCGACATCTGCGCCGGCCATTGCGGTCAGGCAACCCAAGCTGCCCGCCGTCCAGATCGTCATGCCCGCGCCGATCATCAGCATCATCGCTGACACGCCGCAGACAATGCAGGCACCGGACCGAAGCGCCAGGCGTCGCAACAACGCCCAGCCCCGCGCCCCGTCCTTGTCGGCGCGCCACATCTCTCCCGACACGCCACCGACCAATGCCAGGACGATCACTAACCAGATTGGCATCTCTGCCAGCGCTTGTTGCTCGTTCGTCATCGCCCTACTCCATAAACGCAAAAACCCGGCGCAATGGCCGGGTTTGGTGTGTGGTGCTTGCCGCTCTTTGCGGTCGCACCTATCGAAGATGGGTACTTTTTACAGGTGGATTTTACTGGCAGCAAGCTAGTTTTAATGCCATGGAGCAATACGGGTGCAACGTGGGTGTGACGCAGGTGCAACAGGGGTACAACGCATTCAATCGGCTATCGCTTCTGGTGCCCTGTCCTACCTGTCCCACTATGCAGGGGCGAAGTAGGACAGCTACAGGCGCCTAAATTTGGGGCTCTGCCCTACTGTCCTACTTTATTTACTCTTTTCTTGTGTATAGAGAGAAAGCTAAAAGCACGCGTGCGCGCCATGAGCGCGACTACGTGCCCGCTATGCTTACGTGTGCATGGGGCGGGCAGAGGTTGGACAGTAGGACAGTCCAGCAACGACGCGCCTGCACCTGTCCGACTGCATTAAATGGCAGTCGGACAAGGCCGGACAGCAGGAAAGCAGTAAGCGGAGTGATGCCAGGTTTCATGCAGCCTTACCCATCAGCATGCCCTGAATGAACTCATGAGCTTCGTGCAACCGCATGTAGTAGGTTCGAGAGCTGCATGCACAGTGCAGAAGCTTCTGCGAAAGGAAGCTTTCCTGGTTGCAATAATGCTCCAACACAACCAAGGCAAGCCGGGGCGGCAAGTGCTTGTGAACAATCAGCTCGATATCCGCCGACTCATCCAGCAGCACCCGACTGCCGCGAGTACCGCGTATTAGCTCGCCCTTGCACTCCATCAACATGGCGATCATGTTGCCGCCAGTCGATCCGCCGTAGGTCACAGTCATCGGAGAATGCAGATCCTGCGCCCAGAGCTTGAGCATCTCATCAATTCGCTTAATCAAAGCAAGGCACCTCTACCAGGGGCGACTGCAACGCAGACACACGCCCCCAAGTCGCGGGCTTCTGATAGGCCCATTGCCGGATGCCGCTCTTTACCAACGCCGGCATGCGCTTCTTCCGCCAGCCCAGGCGATGCATGATCGCACCAACCCGCATTTGCTCCGGCTTGCCCCAATGGCCGTAGTCCAATTTGAGGGCTTGGGTCAGGATCTCGTTGCCGGTCGCGGTTTCGCCGATCTGCGAATCCTCTAACCAAGTCAGGATCGGCCCTTCCCATTCGTCGACAACGAAGCGCTCGTCTTGGGCTTCAGCGAACATCCAGGACTCGTCTTTCGTCACCCACCAGATATCGCCGGCCTCGAAGCAGAACACCGCTTCAGCCCACAGCTGGTCGCGAATATCACGCAGTGTTTCCAAGTCGACCTTGTTGCAGAACACTGGCCAGTAACGCCGGTTGCCGGTAGCGTCCTTGAGGTATTCCTCTTGGTTGGTGGTCCCCACGAACACACACTGGCGTGGCACATCGTTTGTTCTGCGGCCGTAGCTTTCGCGGTAGGTGTCAGTGGACGCTGAGAAGAACTGCTTGGCCTTAGTGCTTTCAGCCTTGTTGAAGCTGTCTAGCTCCCCCAGTTCGACGATCCACTTGCCGCGAATCGCCTGGAAGCTGTCCTTGTCGCCGAGGGCAAAAGGCGTGTCCATGAACCACTCGCCACCGAGAATGCCCATGGCCGTGGACTTGCCTTCACCCTGCCCGCCTTCAAGGATCATCACCGAGTCAGCCTTGCAGCCAGGACGCATCACCCGAGCCACCGCCGAGATCGGCCAGCGCTTGCCGACTTTGGCCGAGTATTCGTTGGCATGGACCCCAAGCACGTCCGTCAACCAGGTTTCCAGCCGAGGCACGCGATCCCATTCGAGCTTTTCCAGATACTCACGCACCGGGTGAAAAGAATGGTCGTGGGCAACCACGCTGACCGCCTCGATCACATGGGACGCTTTGACTCGCAGGTTGTATTGCTGCGCGAGCCACTTCATCACCCGCATGTCATCGATGTCGGCCCAGTCGCCAGCACCGCCGCCAAAGGGCGCCGACCGGAGCTTGACGATCTTGGAGCTGAACACGCTATAACCAATGACTCCTGCCCAGCGCTCATCATTGCCCAAAATCAGCTCGACGTTTTGCATGTGCGCAATCAGAGAGCCGTTTTCGGTGCGAGCCAGTTGATCCTTCCAACCACCCGCTGCCGGAGGTTTGACCACCGCCAACACCTGGCGGCGGACAGCCTCCAAACCTTCAGCAATGTGCAGATCGTTGAAGTCAGTCCACTTGATTTCGCGCTCGCCCGAGAAGACTGGCGCGACTACCTGGCCACCGACGATCAACGCAGCATTGGTGGCTTTTTCCTCACCTGGGTTCCACGGATCGCCATTCGAACGCTTCGTCTTCCAGTCATCATCCCGGCAGAGGATCAGCGGGCAACCGGGAAAACGCTCCCGCATGGCCTTGGAGACAGGTAGCAAGTTGCCCGCATCGAAGGCAATAGCGACCGTCAGAGAGGTCGCCATGTGCAGACTGGCGCCTGTGGCGTAGCCCTCGCACACGAGTACTGGTTCCCCTGGCTCGGGGTGCGGGCCGATCAAATGAAAAGCGCCCTCTTTCGACATGCCGTAGGGCCAGTAGGCTTTGTCACGACCGGTGCCTTCTTGCTTTGCCGGGAAGATCACCTGCAGGCCGACGATCTGATCCCGCACGTTGCACATAGGCACCAAAAATGCGCCGGTACGTGGCGCATAGCGAACCTTGAACCCAACGATCTGCTTTCGATCCAGGTAGGCGCTCTTGCCCTTTTCCGGCATACGCTTGAACAAGCCGGCTGCACGGTTGGCCGCTCGCCGTGCCGCGCTGGCCGCTACTTCTGCGGCCTTACGCTTGGCGTCTTCCTGCCGAGCACGCATGACTTCGCGCTCTTCCGGACTCATGCGCCCGGCCTTCACCTTGATCTTTTGCGACTCGCCCGAGCGCCAGTCACCAAAGCTGCCGAAGATCAGCGTTTCGTTCTTCTCGGTGCGATGCTCGTGGACGACGTACCAACCGTTTTTTTCCTTGCCCTTGTCCTGAGCGGTCTTGCACCTGGTGAGCTTGCCAAAGATCAGCGGCTTTTCAGGTTCAAGGCCGTAGTCTGCGAATTGATTCAATACCTCATCGAGCATGCCGGGCCTCCCGCGCTTCGTCGATAGACTGGCAGATGACGCATTGGGTGCATCCCGGCAGAGCCAACCGACGCGGCTCCGGAATAGGTCCGTCGCAACCTTCACAGAACAGAAATGAATGCGCCACCAAGGCAGGCCTGGCGGCGTTCCGTGCAGCCAGCGCCTGATCAAGCCGCTCCTGTACTAGATCATTAGCAAAATCTGCGATGTCAGCCATTGTTGGCACCCCGCGTTGTTTGATTAACGTAGGTGGCGCGGTTGAACATCCCCAGCAGTCCTTGAATGCCGCGAAATACCTGTAGGCGAATTGCGGCCAGTTCGTGGTCCGTCACCACGCCGTCGCCGATGCTCTTCGCCCAGGTATCAGCCAAGTCAGCCACCTGCCGAAAATACTCAGCTATGCCGATGGTCAAGGTTTCGGGCATATCGTTGGTATATGCCTCGGCCAATTCCTGCCAGGTCGTATCCCCCACCAACGCGTGCACCGCATCCAAAATGCGACGGTCCTTGGTCAGCTCCAGAATTTCGCCGAACTCCTGAATGTTCACTGCATGACCGGGGTGGGTTGGAGACAGCTTGTGCTGCAGTGTGGTGGCGTTTCTGCCGGTGGTGGCGGCAATTGCAGCAGCGCCACCGGGGTAGTCCCGAGCAGCATGGTAAAGCGCCAAATCGAGCGGCAGGATTTCCCGCTGTGCTCGTTCAACGCAACTCAGAGCGATTCGGCTCATGGCATTAATCCTTGTAAGTTGCCAGTGCCGCGCGACATGTAGTGGTGATACATTTGCCGCGTGGCTTGAAAGGGCCCAAAAGCCGGTTAGATCTTCAGGATCGACACCGGCACCGTGCCGAGGCGAACGATCCGTCGTTCACCTCTGGCGCAACAGCTGTCCAATCTGTGGTGGAAAAGGCAGCAACACCAAGACATCCGTGTCTTGGAAAGCGCGGTAAAGATCGACGGTTCGCATGTGGTGTGCCCGCCTATCTTTATCGCGACCCGACAGCGCTGTGGTGGTGCGTGTCGGGAGGAACTGGGCGGCCCTTGGGTCGCCTTTTTTCTATCTAAGCTGCTGCTTTTTGGGGGGTCGAGGCATGAAGCAACCAAGCCGCATCAAAAGCATTGCCCTTTTGCTCTGCAGCAGTCGCCAAAAGCGTGGCGTACTGGGTTTCACCGGTGTAATCGGTTCGCGGCAGGCTGGCTGCCAGACGCCATTTATTCAGCGCCTGATAGCTCCGGTTGCATACCTTGGCGGCAGCACCGATGCCCCCTACGGCTTCAAAAGCAAACGCGATGGCATTTGGAAAGTCTGATGGGTTCAATTTTTTGGCCCTCTATTCAACTGTTGGTTGATAGTAAAGGTCAACTGACGGATTAGCAACTTCTATGTGATCATCAACTCATGATTGATAAAGAAAATTTGCGACACATGTTTGCCGAAAGGCTCCACGCTGCCCTAGACGCTAATAACGTCCGCAAGCATGGGCGAGGTGCTGACGTCCTCAAGCAACTGAAATCAAAAGGCGTTATCAAGACGCCCCAAGCGGTGAGCAAATGGCTCAATGGCGCAGCTATGCCGGAAGTCGATAGCCTCACTGCGATATCTGATTGGTTAGGTGTACGCAGAGAGTGGCTTGAACATGGCGTAATGCCTGTTTTCCCTGATGAAGCGCCACCTAGAAGCGTGGCCAGCAATATAGACAATGTGCAGACCACCGATACCAAAATGGGTAAGGTTCCGCTGATCTCGTGGGTTCAAGCCGGCTCATGGTGCGAAATGGGCGCTAGTGTCGAGTCCTTCGATGCGGAGCTTTGGCTCCCCTGCCCGGTCAATATCAGCAAATCCGGGTATGCGTTACGCGTTGTTGGTGACTCCATGACCAACAACGGCCCAGGCAGAAGTTATCCGGCAGGCTCCGTAATCTTTGTAGACCCTGAGCTTGCTGTAAACAACGGTGATCGGGTCATAGCAACATTACCTAGCACCAACGAGGCGACCTTCAAAGTCTTAGTTCAGGACGCTGGGAAGCACTACCTGAAGCCTATAAACCCACAGTATCCGATCATGGAACTCACTGAAGAAATGCAGATTTGCGGGAAAGTCATCGGCACTTTCACCCCTGAATGAGCCTTTTCCTTTTCCCTAGGCTGTACAGAAAGGCAACAAATTTCACCTGACAGTTGTTGACATGATTTAACCGATGGTTGATATTCGCCTCACTCTTCCACCACAGAGCGAGGCAATACCATGCACACCACAGCCACCCTGCACGTCCATCCGACTGCTGATGAACCATTCCGCATCCTTGAAGTTCGCCGCATTGCACGCAATTGCGGCTGCACGTTCATCCCTAGCAAATCCAAGCCGCAAGCCCGTACTGCAACAGCTCCGTTCGATCCAAACGACGGAGGACGGGCAGCATGAGCAAGTTCAAACTCGACAACCGCACCCTGCAGTTGCTCAACGCCCAGGTCAATTTGAGCGGCACCTTCAATCACGTACTCAGGTCGGCCCCGAAGCGCGAGTCCGTAGCATTTCGCCTCAAGGTTGAACGCGGCACATCGGACACCCTCTTCGTCATTGAGCCGGGCAGCGAGCGCCACACGCTAACCCTACCGAACGAAAAGAAGATGCACCTCAAGCTGGCCGACTTCATTGAAGAGATCGTAAACGGCCCGCTCGACACCTCTGATACAACCGACCTGCAGAACGCTCCACACTCCAACCGCGAATACGCCCGGTTTGATATCGAGCATAAACAGCGAGTGTTCGAGCTAATTCGCACCGGCGGTTCCGTGAGCCTCGACATGGGTTTCGAACTGCCCATCCATGTCGCGATCCATCGAACCCAAACACGCACCGGCATCACCACCATCATGAGCATCGGCGTGAAGCGCCCGCGCACGAAGTGCTTCAGCGTGTGCGGTACAGATACTGAGATTTACGAAAAGGTTGCCGAATCCATCAACCACCTAGCTGCAGTGGCGACTCCCGCCGCGCATGCAGCCTAAGGGGGAGCTATGGATCGGACGCTTGTTCAAGCCGCAAAATATCTGGGTACCACCCGCCCCAAGCTGATCGGCCTCATGCGGGAAAAGGGGCTGCTCGACTCGCAGAAACTTCCGGCCTATCCGACTCGGGATCGCGAATATCTGGGGGTCAAAAACAGTAGCTGGTATCACGAGACTTTCGGCACGCAGTACTGCCAGTCAACCAGAGTGAAACAAGCCGGCATCAGCTGGCTTGCCGAGCAACTGGGGCTGAACCTACCAGAAATCCCGGTAGACAACCGTGACGTGGCCTAGGGAGTTCGCCCGCCAGATCGTCGCTATGCCCACACGAGAGGAGCGCAATGCCGCGCTCCTTGAGGTGCCTGAGCATCTGCGGGAGCTGACAAAACGTCATTGCCTAAACGCCTGGAATCACCCATCAAGACTCAAACGCAAGGAGGCCGAGCAGCCGCATGAATGACGCCAACCAAACACCGCTACGACTACTTCCCGCGCCGGATAACTCTACCGTCGAGATGCTGCACCGCCTCTTCGGCGACGTGCTCATCCCACTCGAAAAGCTGCGCGTGCACTACTTCAAGAACCTCAATGAAAAGACGTTCACCGAGGCGATCAACAGCGGGCGGATTCAACTACCGGTGACAACCATCGACCACAGCGTGAAGGCGCTGAGGTACGCCCATATTAGGCACGTAGCAGCATTGATCGATATCCGCGCCTACAAAGCAGACGAAGACATGCCGCGACCGTCAAACGACAAGCCGGAGGCGTGAAATACCTCCCGATCCTGACTACGAATAAAAAACCAATAATCGGCTGCCACCACCAGCCAAGCGAAACCACCAGGAGCACACCACATGACCGCAATACAAATCGGTGCATTGATCGTTCTGATCGTACTTGTCGGCTTCACCTATTGGGCAGGCTATCGCGGTGGCCTTATCGATGGAAGTATCGAAGGCATTGACGAAGGCAAGGCCATTCAACAGGCAGACAACTCGGAATCGATTCGGGGACTGCAGCTTATTGCTGATCAATGGCACGGTCATTACGAATCAATCTACGCACGCTACATGCGCGCCTTAGAGGCTTCCAAACTGGGAGAGACAGAACGTCAAACCCTACTGGAAATTGCTGAAAAGCTGCGAATCGCTGCCGAGACGTTCAGCGCATTCCGTACAGGCAAGAAACTCGAACGCGACACCCTTGCGCTACGCGATCAAGCGCTCGCCATGGCCGCTCTGTTGGAGCCAGAGACACAGGAGAAAGCAGCATGAATCGCCTTATCCCAATGTTGCGCCTGACTCCCCAGGCAGCCGGCGAGCTGCAGGGGCGATGCACCAAAGCCACCAGCCAGCTGCAGGAGCTGATGCGCTTTCGCAAAGAGTTCGACCAGCAGCTGGCCGTACTGATCGGCAACGACGCCGTCCACAAATTGAACAAAGACACCAAAAACGCTCTGCTACTTGCGGACCTAGTCAAGGAGGCAGCATGAGACGAGATTCTCGCCACCATCGCAACACGGCTAACGCCTCACCAGCGCCTAACGGACCAACTCGCTATAGAACACCGGAGGAAAGCGGCATGACGATGGAACTGCACACCACCCAAACATCGACCGCTTTGCTCCGCAACGCTAATGGCGTCAACGCACCAGAAACAAACAGTCTCTGCTGCGCAGCAGCAGGCATTATTGCCCCTCTCAGCGCCACTGCCGAGGCACTTATACCCCACGAAAAGCTGCGCGAGGCAGCCACACCCGATGCAACGCTAATCGCTCAGAATCGCCCGCCCGCGCAGCCTGTTGTGGGGCATACGCAGATGCAAGCTGTCACCATCGCTCAGGAGGCAGCATGAACAAAGAGAACTCGTTTCAGCTGCCGAGTGAGACGCTTACAGAAGAGGAGTTAGCCGCTATTACAGGCTACAAGATTCCGTCCTGCCAACGTCAGTGGCTGCAACGCAATGCTTGGGAACACGTGCTCACAGCCGCACAACGCCCCGTTGTAGGTCGCGTGTACGCCCGCCTGAAGCTAGCCGGGGTCAAACCATCAGCAACCAATGCAGTAGCTGAAACCTGGTCCCTTGATCTCTCACGTGTAGGTTAACGATGCGCCAGAAGAAAGCCGCAAACCGGGATCTGCCGCCACGGATGATCCGCCGTAGCCGCAAAAGAAAGAACGGAAGTACCTGGGTGGGCTACTACTACAACGGTCGGGACGCCGAAGGGAACCGAGTCGAAATTCCGCTCGGCGGCGACCTCGATGAAGCCAAAGTCGAATGGGCACGTCTGGATCGCAAAGCCACACCCAAGCCTGCTCACCTGATGGGCAGGTTTTTCGACGACTACGAAAGAAAGGTCATCCCTGGGCTGAAGCCCGGCACCCAAAAGGACTACTTGAAAGGCCTCAAACAACTACGCAACGCGTTCGAATCGGCCCCTGTAGATGCGGTCACCCCGCAAGTGATTGCCCAGTATCGCGACGCCAGAACAGCAAAGGTGCGCGCCAACCGCGAGATCGCCCTCCTCTCAACCATATTCACCTTTGCCCGCGAATGGGGGCTCACTGAAAAGGCAAACCCTTGCGCCCGCTTGCGCAGGAACAAAGAAACACCCCGCGACTTCTACGCAGGCAAAATCGTTTGGGATGCGGTGTACACAGAGGCACCGCCCGAGCTTAAAGACGCAATGGACCTAGCCTACCTAACCGGCCAGCGCCCCGCCGATGTGCTCAAAGCATCAACTGCCGACTTGAACAACGGGTTCCTGATGGTAGGCCAGGGCAAGACTGAGAAACGCCTGCGTATCCGACTACACGACGGCGCAGACGCATCAGGGCTCAGCATCTTCCTCGATGCCCTGCTCGAGCGCAAAGCCATGGCCGGTATCAGAAGTTCAAGCCTGATCACCAACCAGGCGGGCCTGCGAATGAGTTACGCAATGCTGAGAAATCGGTGGGATGAAGCCCGAGAAAAAGCAGCCGCGAAGGCCGCGGCCGAAGGTGATGCAACGCTTACCGCCGCGATCCGCCAGTTCCAATTCCGCGACATCCGACCAAAAGCTGCCAGCGAAATTGACGACATTAGTCATGCTAGCCGCCTACTTGGCCACTCAACTCAGGAGATGACGAAAAAGGTTTATCGCCGTGTTGGTGAAATTGTACGACCCACAAAATAACTAATGGGCACGATGGATCGCTACCAGCTGGTTATCCCTGAAAGGGCAAATCGACCCATAGCTGCCGGTGACGATAGTCAAAAATGGCGATTAGCGGACGGTCGACTAACATCTGCTTCGGGCCAGAAGCAAACGGTCGACCCAGGGGCCACCATCGGGCAAAAGCAGACCTTAACCCGGCCATGCTACCGATTCTTTGCTGCCGTTAAGAGGCCATAAGCGAGCGGAATTTTATTCTGATTGCACTAGATTGAAGCACTGAATGGCAATGCTTTAATGTATCGCTCCATGAATAGCCAATCTGGCGCGCCATGACCATCGACCGGCAGATACATTAAGGATTCTTTCATCCTCGCTATGCCCCACTTCCTCCCGTAACTATAACGGTATCGCTCCTTCTTAATGAGAGCACATAAAAACAGCGCAACATATTTGTTGATATTGAATTTTGGCGTGAATATATGAACGTCTTCAGTCGAGCAAAACGGCTTATCCTGATAAAACGCATTAGCCACGCTATTTCCGTTACGAACTACGGAAATAACTCCTGCTTGGTGCATTGGCGCATGGTCGGTTTTACTTGTGACGCCGTTATTAAATTCTGAAGCGCTCACAAAAGGATATTTGCCTACGCCATTTAGCTCTTTTTTTCTCGGTCCGCGCCCTCTATCAATTTCAAATATGTCTTCATATTTGAAAGGCTTCAAGGCGCTCAGGTCTAGCTCAACAATTTCGTCAATCAAGCTTTGTGAAATATTATCTGCGGCAGCTATATTGGCGTGCCTCACCCACTCAGGTACCGAGTCCAACGCAGGAATTTTTATTTCTGAAAGTGTTCTATTTGCCTGTCGACCATAATTATATCTATATTTATTTGCACGCAAGCAGGCGCAGTAGAATATCTTCTCCTGACTTGACATGTCGACTTTTGCAGTTAAATAATATAAGTCCCGACCACTATAGAAAGGTTCAGATTGCAAGAAAGACTCCATAACGGAACCTCCGCATGCGACTGTAATTGAACCAGCAGGAAGAGGATTTAAGCCCTCGACCAAGCAGATTCTTGCGGACACTCCGTTATTTTTTGCCGTTCGAGATACAAACGGCACACCATCAGGATCAACAACTTGCTTGTTTAGTTCAAGATTCGATCCGTATCTAACTTCAAACAAATCTGCAACGCTTACAAGCTTCACTCTGGTGCCTCCAAGTCATCCTCAAGCCCAGACTCATCAACTTCTAGAATTTCTTCCTCCCGCAAAATATTGAACACTAGAAATTTCTTTACAGCCTCCTCGAAGTCAGCCTTCAACACCCCGGAGTAATCTGTTTCCATATAAGCTTCTGCGCACCATTCGTCATCTGCAGTGACTTGTTTTTTAACACATAAGCCAGGTATATCTTCTCTGTTCTTATAGGAATAAAGCCATTTCTCTCTAATCTCCTCCCAGCGGCCGGAGAAGTCTGTCCGACCTTGCTGCTTGGTTTTCTCAAACCCATCATCTTTCCAATACCCAAACCACGTTTTTCTGCTTTCAGCTGCATGTGGTTTGTGAGCGGTGAAGACCATAATGCATGTGATAGTCCCCACCGGGGTGAAAAGCTCATCAGGCATGGACATAACGGCTTCAAGGCAGTGTTTAGATAATAAGCTATGCTTTGTTTCATGCGGTGTTATCACACAAGACATCGGAACAATGGCGATTCCTGTGCCCCCTACTTTCAAACAATCAAGCATGTGCTCAACGAAAGCTAGCTCATGAAGACCTTTCCCCTTCTGAGCATAAGGTGGATTTATCATTCCTATATCAGGCTGACGAGAAATAATCTCCTTAGTAATCGCATCATCAAAACAGCTTCCTTGATGCAAATTAGCTTTTCCATCACCGCGAAGAATCATATTACTTGCTGCAAGCGCATACATATTTGGTTGCTGTTCTACACCTATCAACCCGTATTGCTTTACTCTTGATTTCTCCTCATCGGTTATGCATTTTTTAAACATTTGATGCATTGCGGAAACAAGGAAACCTCCGGTACCACAGCAGGGGTCAAAAACCGTGCTGTCCTTTTGCACGTTTGCAATTCGTGAAAAAAGATCTGTAATATGACGAGGAGTTAGAACGATTCCAAGTGCCTTTTTATCACCGCCTGTGTATCGCAGAAACTCGCCATAAAACTGGCCAATAATATCGTAATCATGGTAGACACTTATGAACGGCCAGGCATGGATATTAATTTTGTCAATTAAGTTATAAAGCGGACTTTCACCCGTTAGTTTGTCCGCTCGACTCAATTCTGGATGAACGCGCAGAAATGAGTATGGCTGAATCATGTTTTGTTTTTTTGCGTGAGGTATATCAGACTTCTTGATTTCCTCCTCAATAGCATCGCAGAGTTTCTCTGGCAGCTCGTCTGGGGTGTACACAGAAAATACTTTTGAGAAAACAAAATTACTTAAAGCAATCAAAACCCCGCTTACTAAAAGTGGCTTTTCACTTTCACTGAGTTTTGCGTAATCACGCATGTAATTGTGAAGATCTTTCGAGAAAGACATTAAATCCGAAAGGCGCCCTTTTTCAACCTCTGGATCGTAGGTTGCATGTTCGATTAGATTCTCAAAACCTATTATTTTATCGATCTGGGTGCCACTTTTATTATTCAAAGGCTTGTAGTCAGGAATTACGCCCGCTACGCTTCTAGGTTGTAAATATGTCGAAATACGCAAGCTGCCTTTTGTCTGTCCGCTACAGCCTATAGCGATGACATTAAACTCTTTTGCGAGATAACTTGCGTAATGGAGAGCACCATCAGCAGCAAAATCTTTGGGGCAGTCCAAGAGTTCGCTAGCGTGCTTTTTATTATCCGCCTTGCATTCAAAAATGATTACAAAGTCTTGTATTTTTTTTGATTTTATTATGAATTCCGGAGCACCTACGCCACCCTTTCCAGTTTTGCTTGCACTTCTAAGCAGGCTTTGTATTTTTGTATTCTGACTTTTCTGCTCTTCAATTATTATATCTTCATTGTCGAAGTAACCAAGATTTCTGAGCGTATCCCTAACTATATTTTCAGTAATTCTTTCGTTCAT